CTCATCTCTACCTGCGTTTTGTTCAGGTTGTTGTAGGTAGATACTGGCATCGTATGATGATGTGAAAAATTTATGCATATTATAAAGCTCTTCCTTTTATATCTTTGTTAGGGTATTTTACTTCGAATATAGATGGGTCTAAAGATGGATATACTATCTTACCTTTAGTTGCTGCTTCTATATTATATTTGTTTGGTGAATAATTGCCATCTCCGGCACATAAATTATGTATTTTAACGGATGGAACACTCATTACACCTTCTACATTTGCCAATATTAATTCTATTTCGGAAATATTGATTGTTTTATTAAATGTCCAATTATCTATTTCAAAATACGATTGTAATTCTGCTAAACAAGCTGATAATACTTCTGATTTATTATAATTCTGATAGCAAATCACTTCAAAATCAACACCAATATTTACAATGAATCCATCGATAATATTAACACCATCGGTAATCATTCTATATTCACCTAAATAAGTTTTTAAGTTTTGTTTTATAGCTTGATTCAATGTTGTTAATTTTTTATTACCATCATACCCCAATACATACATATTGATTGCAAATGGATTATTTATTTCAGATAGCGATGTTTTCTTTTGTGTAAGATATTTTACCAATTCTTTTTGAATATCTTGCTTTGAACTTCCTTTTAATTCATCTACTATATTTACAAACTCTGCAATATTTTGTGGAGATGCTAATATAGATGCAGGTGAATTATTATCTATTTCTCCATCAGGCGAAACATATACTTTTGCAACACTACCATATCTTTCTGGCATTGATAAAGCTCTTACAACATAATCTTGTCTTGTAACTGCTCTATTTTGAGAACCAAACATTGCTATTGCGTTTTGTCTGATTTCTTCAATTGATTCAGCCCCTCTACCACCAACTGCTGCTTCTAAATTTTCAACAGCCACAGTTCCTTTGGTTGCTCCATATAGTGGTAATAAATTTTCTGGCATAGATAATAAATCTTCAGAAAACTCTATGTTTCTTATATTAGTTAAATCACCTTGATTAACATTTGATTCAATCCCACCGCCAATCAAATATTCTATGTTTAAAGTTTCACCGGTTGGTGCTACTCCAAATGTATTTGTTTTTAGGAAATTAGATGGGTCTATTCCTTCGTTCAATCTATTAATAGAATGTGCTAACCCTAAACCAATATTTTTAGTATTGGGTAAAATGGTTTCATCTGGCATAGCGTTATTACCACTACCAAATTGTAAATCCATTGTATTATCAGAGTTTACTTTTACTGAAAATCTATTAGGAACTTTTTGAACTTCTAAAATATATGGAACTGATTCAGAATAGTTTGATAATTCACTTTTAGATTCTATATTAGGTTGTTCTACAAAAATACTTTCTTGTGCTAAATAAGGAACTTCATACCATTTAACGGCGCCACCATCAGATGTTACAGATGTTATAGAAATTATGTTTGTATCATCTAATGTAGTTGTTACATATTCTTCGTAATCAGAAGAAAATGAAACAGTCTTATTAACTTTTCTTGCTGATATTGCCTTTACTTTTTTAGTAACTAAATATCTCGTAGGTGCTCCTGTTGTAGCATCTCTTTCATATACATCGATTTCTCTATCAGTTGTATTTGCGAAATCAACATCATCGGTTGTAATAAATGATACATTTGAATTAGAAGTTGATTCTACAACAAGTCCACTTTTTATCTTTAATAAAAACCTAGTATCAATTGTATAATCAGGTGCAGAGCCGGCAGGAACTAATTGATAAATAGTTAATGTAACTACCGCAGGTGATGTTACTTTTGGTTTATATCCCATCGATTGTGCTAATGCCATAACATTCTTACGTTCCGTGGCATGAGACAACATCGATTCTTTTAATTGAGTGTCTTGGTAAAATGAAAGAATATCACCAATGGCAGCCGCTTGTTCAACGAACACCATACCTGGCGATGCTTCATTGAAATCCGAATAACTATTTGGGAAATATGTTTTAGTAAAATCAATAAGATTTTGTTTGAAAGATTCGAAGTCCTTTCCAACGTAATTTATATTCTTACTACTACCAAATGTCTTTTTTACAGGTTTAATTGCCATTTTATTTTGTTATATTAATTTGTATCGATTCTGATAAATTTGGGTTTGATACCAATGAAAACTTTATGTCTAAAGCTATTTTATTTGTATCAATATCATTTTCATCATAATCAAATATAATTGTATCGATATTCAAATATGGCAACCAAGTTGATACTGCATTAACTATTGCATTTTCAATAGATTGTTCTATCCCATCGGTTATTTGTTCAAACAACACCTTCCAAACATCACAACCAAATTCAGGTTGCATCATTCTTTCACCTTTTTTAGTCAATATCAGATTTTTTAAATTATCTGATGCTTGTTGTAAAGTTGTATAGTTTGTTGCAAAGATACCATTAGAATCAGAACGTTTATTTATTCCAATCCCTAATACTTTGTAATCATTTTCCGTTAAATCGGTTACTTTAACTTTACCAAGCTCTATTGCCATATTATCTTAATCCTTTATCTTTTTCTTGCTGTGAAAAAACTTTCGTTAAATCACTATAATCTCTACTCAATGCTTTTTGAATAGCATCCAACCCAGCGTTTCCTGTTGATGGTATATTTTGTGGAACACTATTCATTCTATAATCCATTGTATCCCACCCATCTTCTTCATATTGTGTAGGTTGCATCATATCCAATATAGAATTTTCTTCCATCATTCCTACATCAGTTCTTTGCTCTGCACTAAATGGAGTTGTCATATTCAACACTTCGTTCAACATAGGATTCGATGTATATTCCTTCATTTGTTGAGGTCTTTGCTGTTGTATGGGTTGTTGCTTTCTAACTGGCTGTGCCGCAATTTCTGTCATCTCTCTCAATGTTGGAGATGTTGTTTTCTTTTGTGAGTTTAATGTAACTGCACCGGATTTTATCATTTTTGCCAATTCTTCTTTGACTTGCTGCTTAACTTCACGTTGAACAACCTCTTTGATTAATCCGACTAATAATTTTGAATCCATAATTATGTTATTTTATAATAAATATTGAAAGTTTGTATTTTATCCTACGATTGTATATCCACTCCAATTGATAATAGCCGGAGCGGGTGGCGCTGGTGGTGGATATTGAGCTATAACACTCATAGTTCCGCCTGTACCCATTAAATGTTGTTGTGCTGCATTTATAAAAGGACCTAATAATATATTCGATGGAATTGTAAATAAAATAGTTGGTGGAATAAAATTGATATATGGTATATCGGGTATTTTATCTTTAATAGCATCGTATGCCATTGCTTTTATTTCTTCTTCTGTTGGTAATTGTTCTTCTATTTGTTTTTTTAATTCCTCTTTTGTTGGTATCTTTGGAATAGAAATGTCAGGCAATTCTATATCAGGCTTAACACCATCTATTGTATCTTTAACAAATTTTTTAATCTGTTCTTTTGTAGGTTTTGGATTTGGAATAGATTCGGAAGCGTTTATAGCAACTTGTATTATAGCCAATATTGGTTGCAATATAATTTCTTCTATTGGTTTTATGAGTTGTTCTTTGATAACTTTTACAGCCTCCTCTAATAATTTATTTTTTGCTTCTTCTATTAATTTTTGTCTATCAGGTAATTTCGGAAAAGGAATTTTAATAGATTTTTTTATTTGTGAGCCAGTTGATGGTTTTTTCTTTTTAGCTTCTTTTAGTTTTCTGATAATTTCAACCGCCGCTTTAATAATTGGATTATCTTTCAAATTACTATCAACCGGTTCTTTGTTTATTATTTTTTGTGCAGTTTCATATACCGGAATAGTTAATTCTGACAAAGGTGGTATTGCAGGTAGTGTTATGGTTTGCTTTTTTAATTCATCTTCCAAAACTTTCATAGCTTCTACTTCTGCTTTATGAATAGCTGCCGATGTGGTTAATTGTATCGGATTTGGTCCAATATTCATAACAGCTCCTGGAGCAGGTGGTGTGGTTTGCCATCCACCGGGTCTCAATATTGGATTGGGAATTGGTGCCATTTCGGCACCCATCCAATATGCTTCAAATGCAGCCGGGCATATTTCTTCTAATAGATTAAAATTAGAACCTTTTAATGCTATACCTTTTTTCATTGCATTTGCAATAACTTCAGCCATACCATTTACATTCCCATTTATTACGGGAACTCCGTTCATCATATCGCCACCTCTTTTTATACAAGCATCATATTCTTCGGCATAAAAACGAGCAAACCCTTCAACATCAAATGCATATTTGAAGGATATCATTGCGTTTAAAACATTTAATCCGAATATTGTCCACATTTATGATTTACTTAAATAATTTTTAGCAGATAGTAAAGTATTTAATTTACCTTTTATAGCTTTAAATGCTGGAATATTTACAGGACCAGTTGATGTTGGCCCACAAGGAGTAGCATATACTTGCTTTGTTATTTCATCTATTAACTCTCCCATTAATTTTACTAATTCACCACCCAATACCATCTTTTGTACATCCGCACCAGCTCCTCCCTCACCTTTGTTTTTTCCTAAATAAACTTTACCATTTTCGGAATTAAGGAATATCTGATTAGCTCCTTTGGAATGAATGGTTACGTTATTATTGGTATGTAGGTAAATATCTTTTGCAGCATCTATTGAATATTGTCCATCAGTTATAACACCGGTATTACCTTTACCAAATATGATAAATTCTTTTGCTTTAGCTGATAGTATTATTCTATCCGAATTTACCCAAAGTTGGTCACCACTCAAATCTTTTGAGTTTGGGTAATTTTTGAATGCTTTTTTTTCCTTTTTAATTGTTTCTTTGAATGGAACTTTTATTTTATTAGATGTAATATAGATTGATGTACCATCTTTATTAATATCTTCTTCAACCAAAGTACCAATTGGTTTTAAATCCAATTCAGGGTTTTGCTTATTACGAATGAATATACCGGAAGATGCTGTTTTACCATCTTCTGTTAAAAAGAATTCGGAAAATCTAATTGTATTACCAACTCTACCCTGAATAATAGTATCTCCTTCTTTTGGTTTTAAAAATTTAATTTTTTCATTTACCTTATATTCATTCTTATCATCTTTCTTTTTATCAGAACTTTGTCCACCCGTTTTTGCAGTGTTTGCCATAGATGAACCACCACCACCGCCTTCTGCTTTAACACCATCTACTAATTCTGTATTTTTATAAGTAATATAATCTCTTCTATATGAAGTGTATGGACTGATTGTATATGGAAGCCAAAATATATTATTTTCATCAATTTCCATTATAATTACAGTCTCTCCTTTAATTGGCATTGTAAAATTATTCTTATCGAATGGATAAGCATAATATTCGGTAGTCATACCTTCATAATGAAATGTTATAGCACCATAGAATCTGGCATCCTTATCTCCAAAATCCTCATTCTTATTATAAATTGGAATATAATCGGATTCCTCACCTTTTTTATAAGGTAGTAAATCATCCGTTATTGGATAAACAGTGTGTACAGTTGCTAAAAAAGATTTTATCTCCATTACTTTACTTTTTCTTTTATCTCTTCGATTTCAATTTGAATATCGGTTAGTTTTTCATCTGCTTTTTTTTCAACCTCACTAATAGTATCTTCCAAATCAGTTAATAATTGAGCTTTTTCACTTTCACTTAACCAACCATCTTCTCCAATACCCTTAGCTTCAGCTGCTGCTAATCTTTGTGCAATTGTTGCAAGTTTAATTAAGTGGTCATCATTTTTAATTGATGCATCAATAAGGTCTTTGATAATTGGAGCAATAACAGTTGCTTCACCAACATTTTTAATTAATTTACGAAGAGATTCAATCATTTCTGAAATATTCTTCTTTTTGTTTTGTTGGTTTTCATATATATCTTTAAACAATGATGATAGATTTTTACCATCAAATAATTGAAATTCGTTTGCCATTATATTAATTTGTTTCCTACTATATAATTATAAAGTTCTTCACTTATTAGTTTATAACCATCTTTATTAGGGTGTTGTGTTGCTCTAGTATCATATGTAGCATCTTGATATTCCCAAATATCCAATCTATTTGTTTTAATTAGAAATTCTCTAAAAGTTTGTTTATTAAATTTCCAATAATAAGTTTTATCTATATTATCGGTAACATCATCTTTTTTATGTAAATCAATAAGCATGTTTTCAATACTATCACACATTACATATTTTATGTTATATGATTCAAACAATTTTTGTAAAAAAATTATATAATTTTGATTAACAATATTATAATAATTTTGATTAAACAATTCTGCTATAAAAAGATTTTTAAAATCTATTAAGAAATCGTTGTATTTATCATTGTTACTTCTAAATGAGTTTACAAATTTTTCCGGCGTTTGTATTAAATGTTTGACACTCCAACTAACCCATTCTCCTTTTGGTAAAAACGGGACATAATCTCTTAAAGATGAACTCCACATAACAACAACTAAATCATCTTCTCTTATTCTACCATCTTGCACATCAGTTACAATTTGATTAAATATTTTATTATTAGCATTTCCACTAATACCATTATTGTGATGCGATACACCCAATTTATCAGCTAAATACTTTGGCCAAGAATGATTGTTTCTGAATAATCTCTTATCATCTCTATCGGTTAGGGTTCTTTCTATTTCTATTTCTGCTCCTTCACCTTCTGTCCAACTACATCCGTATGTGTGTAAAATCATGCTTTTTTAATTAAATAATTACCTAATACCAAATAATCCATATCACAATTTTTGAATGTCCAAATTGCTTTATGTGGGTCATTTGTCATCGTATGTCCTCTTAAATTAAATGATGTATTTAATAAAATGGGAGTGCCACTTATCTTTTCAAATTCTTTTAATAATGTATGATATAATGGATTTTGTTCTTTTCTAACAGTTTGAATTCTTGCTGAATTATCAACGTGAGTTACTGATGGAATACTTTTATATTTGGTAACTTGCACCACTTGATTCATATATGGAACTTCTCCTTCTGAACTAAAATATTTTGTATAATCTTCAATTGTTACCGATGGAGCAAATGGTCTAAACATTTCTCGTTTCTTAACAACTCTATTAATTCTATCCCTTACATCAGGTAAATGTGGGTTGGCTAATATAGAACGATTGCCTAAAGCTCTTGCACCAAATTCGGTTCTACCTTGAAACCATCCAACAACTGCTCCATCATTTATTAATTGCGCAACTTCTTTACATAATTTAGAATCATTTTTAATTAATTCTATTTTTAGTTTTTTATGTTTAGAAATAATATCAAACAATTTAGAATCATTCCATTCCGGTCCTAAATATGGAGATTGGTTATCTCCATTTGGTTTTTTATTATGACCTAATACATTATGATATTGATATAGACAAGCGCCAATAGCAGAACCGGCATCGGATGGTGCAGGTGGAATCCATACATTTTTAACCGCCGAATGTTTCATAATTTTACCATTAGCAGTTCCATTATATGCACAACCACCACTCAATACTAAATTGTGATTATTAGATTGATGAATACAATGATTCACTAAAAAATAAAATTGAGATTCATACCATCTTTGTAAAGCCGCTGCTAAATCCATATGATGTTGTTCTATATCGGATTCAGGCGTACGTGGTTCGAATCCAATTAGATTGGCAAGTTTGATATTAAACATAGTTTTATCCGAATATTCCCATTCAAATAAACTCATATTGATATTAATCAATTTTTCAAAATCCAATGATGATATTTTTTCAAATACATCTCTATATTTCATATAATCACCATATGGTGCTAATCCCATTACTTTATATTCACCACCATTTGGTTTGAAACCCAAATATGCAGTTATAGCTGAATATACTAATCCCAATGAGTGTGGAAACTTTAATGATTTTATAAATCTGAATTCATTGTTATCACAGCTAACCGCATACATCGTATCCCATTCTCCAACACCATCAATTGATATCGCTACCGATTCATCGTATGGTGATGTATAGTGTGCATAAGCTATATGAGAAAGATGATGCTTTGTATAGGTTATAACTCCATTATATCCAATCATTTTTAATTTGTTTTGAATATCACCTTCGGTTTCAGCCCATCTTTTTTTAAATTCTTTCCATTGCTTTGGATATCTAAATCCAAACCATTTACCAACGGTCTTTTTAACTCTATCGTATTTTACATCGGGTTCTTCATACCAACATACCATATCAACTTCATCTATTGTGATATGCGCATACTCTAATACCCACTCTATTGCCTTAAACGGAAAAGAACTATCGTGCTTAATGCCCGATAGTTTCTCTTCTTCTATTGCTGCTACAACCTTACCATCTATAACTAAAGCTGCTGCTGAATCGTGGTAAAATCCCGATAATCCTAATTGAATCATAAATTAAATTTTTATATCACCATATACATCAAATTCATTATATAAATCCATTTGCTTTTCTTTCATTTTGTTTACAACTTTGGTTATATAATGAGTTGGAAATCCTGTCATCTCTCTAATAAGTAGGTATAAAGATTTTTTATTGAAACTTTCGATGTAATTTGCTCTTCTAAATAATTCCAAAACCGCATCTGCTATTTGCATATCTCGTTTCTTTGGAAAATGGTTTTCTAAATGAACATCCCAATATGCCAACATTCTTTCATTAAAAGTTCTATGTTCTTCGTTTCTAGTCTCTTCTGCCCAATTATTTTCAGTATCCCAATTTTCTGGCATAGATGACATTACATCCGTATCTTTATATCTTTTATAATTTGCATTATTATTTAAAATAAGATAATTTCTTGCAACAATTGTAAAATAAGAGAATGCTTTACCTTTACCCTCTTGGTACATATGAATCTTCTCAATCATAAATGCAACAACCTCTGCCATAACATCTTGTGGGTCATCATCGAAATAAGAGAATTTCCATTTGTTATAAACGATTTCAGCTAATTTTTCAAATGAATGCTGAATTCTATCTTTGTATATCTTATTTCTTACTAATTGTTCGGTTGCTTTGTTGTATTCTATGATGGCATCTTCGGTATCCTTCGTAAAATACATTCTTGGGACTCTTTTTCTAGGCATTTTCGTTAAAATCTTTGAATTGAATGATTGTGTTACTTATTTGATTAAATAAAGAACCTACTTCATCATCCTTCTCAAACATTTGTGCATTATCAATTTTGCGCAAAGTCTCCAGTAATGTTTGGTTATTAATTTCTTGCTCTTCTATAAACTCTTCGTATTTTTCTAATTTATTAAATAAATTAACTATTGTATAACCAGCTGCTATCAATAATACGATTAAAAAAATAATTATAATTTCCATATTAAGCTATTTCATATCCTTGTAAATAATATTTATTGGCGTTCTTATATTTAATCTCCACCAACTCTCCTTCAGGCGATTTCATTACAATTTTATCATTTCTACCATAAGATTGCTTTTTAACAATTTGAGTAGAATAAACTCTATCCTTAATAGTAATTCCATCTAAATGGTCAATCTCATGCTGAGCGATTACAGTCAACATTGTTTCATCCGAAATCTGACCATCCAACTCTCTATCCTTTTCTGGGTTTACACTAAATGTAATTTCTCCCAAATTATCAGTTTGGACAGTAATTGATGTTGAACGAATTGTTCTCAATGGTTTTTCAACAGTTTTTGGAATTGATAAACATCCTTCATAAAATAAAAACCCTTCATTAGAACGATTTACAATTGTAGGGTTTAAAAGGTATAATTCAGTATCATTATATTTGATAACACATGCTCTTTTATTTAAACCTAATTGATTTGCTGATAGCCCCAATCCACCCATTCCTTCCAATGCGGCAAATAATGTTTTTTGTAAAATATCCGATTCCATTTGATTTAGTTCGGATTTTGGAACGGGATTTTTAAGATGTTTGTTAAAATCGGGATTTGGCATTCCTGTTGATGTTCTGTCTGTAATTAATTTCATAACTTTATTTGTAATTAAAATAATAATTCATATACTACTACTCCCAATAATGAGATTAAAGCTCCAATAATTCCTATTGATGCTAAATCATATGAATCTTTCATTTGTTGTTTTGTTTTTCCTTGATTTTCCATTTTATTTAATAAAAGGTAATATTGCTAATTCTTTTGCTTTTGCTTCTACCATAATATCAACTTTGTGTCGATATGTGTTTGGTAATTGTTTGATATAATCCGAATGTGCTTGTGGTTTAGCTCCTTCTTTGGATTCCGAATAGTGAACAACCGGCGTAACACCGCTTTTTCTCCAAGTACTTGCTGCTAATAACAATGCTTGTTGTTCTGATAATCCACCATCGCAGAATTTGTGATGATGATAATCGAAAACAATTGGAATGCCAATTTTATTGTGAATATACATTAAATCCGATACAGAATACATAGATGCTTTATCATCATTCTCAATTGTTAATCGTTTTTGAACCGATGGAGATAATCTTTTAAAGTTTTCACAAAATCTATCCATTGCTGCTATTTTATCTCCATAAACTCCATTACAATGAATATTAATCTTATTGTATGGAGTTTTAGATAAACCCATCATATCAAAAACCTTACCATGTAATTCCAAGTCAGCAATAGTTTTAGTTACAACTGCTTCGTTTGGTGAAACTAATACGTTAAATGGACCTGGATGTGATGTAATACGAATATTATGAAATTTAGCGAAATCACCTGCTTTTTTGAGTTCTGATTTGATTTCCTTATAATCTTTAAGAGTAGTAATATCGATACTATCGCCCCACGGAATTATGCCAGATGATAAACGAAAGAAATAGATATCATTTTGTCTATTCCATTCTAATATTTTGATAATATCCTTTGCATTCGCTAATGCAAGTTCGGAAACATAGTCTAAACCTTTAATGTTTAGAGTCTTTTTAACCATTGTACGATTAGTGGTAACTTTCTTACCAATAGTCATATTAATACAAGCGTATCCTAAATTCATATTGTATATTTTAGATTTTAATAAACAAATATACAAAAAATAATTTAAAAAACCAAATTATTAATAGGTTTTTATAGAATCTGTTTTAGATTCCTCTTCAAGTCTGATTTTGTTGAATTCTCTGATTGTTCCGTTTTTGTTATTTATCCAATATTGAACGGCTTTTGGGTTATTTATCCAAATTGCTTTGTTATCCCACGGAAAATCGGGATGCATGTAATCTTCCCATTTTAGATTTAAATTATTTTCCACCAATTCTTCATTTTTTTCTTCAATTGGTAAATTTTTTCCACTATATTCGATATTTTGTGAAATATTTTCCACTAAATCCTCTTTTTTATCACCATAAACTTCATATAGCCCCAATTTTTGGTCATCTTCCATCATTTTGGTTAAAATCTCTCTTTGTTTCTTTTTTTTATCATCAATCAAACCATTGAAAGCGATAATTAAAGCAACCGCTAATGGGTCAAACACAATTACAATCAAAAATATGAAAAATTTCACTACATTTTTCAATTCCATACCAAATGCTTCGGCAACAAATCGGAATCCACCAACTTCTTTCTCTAAATCTAAATTTTTTAATTTAATTTCGTTGATTTTTTCGGTATTTTGAGCGTTTTCGGCTTGTAATTTTTCAATTTGTGAGTTAATTTTTGTAGTTTGGCGGTCTTTACTGTCAATACTACGCAGTAAACGGCTATTTACTCTACCCTTATCGATTATTTGTGATTGAGTTTGTTGTAAATTTGATAATTGTGTAGTAAATTGATTAATTTGTTGCTCGTTTGTAGTAATTTTAGTTTGATAAACCGCGATTTCTCTATCTACAACTTGCAATTTAAGCGATTGTGCCTGAAAAGCATTTGAAAGATATCCAAAAATACCTGCTGAAGTGATTAACATTAATAATGCTACGGCTGATGTTAGATACCATTTATTAAATCCGGCAATTTCATCCCATTTTTGTTTAAGATATGTAGCTGCTACTAATTTAGCTAATTCCAATGAGGATGCCATTACCATTACGGATACCGATGCTCCTGCAAATAAAACACCCAAACCTGTTACGGAAAAGTATGCGGCACATCCAGCAATAACTATTGCCGAAAATCCGACTAATAATTTAAGCCAATTCATATTATCTATTTATTGATACTAATTCAGATACTCTTTCTACTAATTTTCGAGCATCATCAATAACAATATTAACATCAGATGGTGATAATTGTTGTGCGCCGTTAGAAACGTTCTTTAAAATACGCAATTTGCCATCTATTGACTCTAATAAAATTTGTATTTGTTCGTTATATTTCATAATAATAAGTATTTTTAAATAAAAAAAAGGTGGTAAATATACTTCACCACCTTTATAAGATACGAAAAAAAATTGAATTATCCAACTTTAATTGAGATAGATTTTGCTTTTCTCTCTTCTTTCTTATCGATTGTTAAAATAAGTAACCCATTAGAAAATTTAGCTTCTGTTTTAGTTCCATCGTAATCAGCGCCTACACTAAATGTAATATCAATATCTTCTACTAATTTGGAAGTATTTTCTTCTTTTTTTGCTTTTATTGATACTTCCTCATCGGTAACATATAATTTAATGTTTTTTATATCGTGTCCTAAAACACTAAATGTTGCCTGTAATTTACCATCTTCCAATACTTTTGCTTCATAGTGAGAAGGTAATTTTTTGTAAGTAGAAAAATCGTTTGTGAAAAACGTTTCAAATAAATTGTCTAAATTAGATAAATTTGCTGTTGTGTACATAATTGTAAATATTTTTGTTTAAAATAAAAATTCGGTCAATATAGTTCAAATATTATACCAACAAAAAAAGTATGACGATTAGTCATACTTTCTTAAATATTATTGACAAATTGTCAGTATTACATTTCATTATCTTGCGATTCGATAACAGTACTCATATGGTCTGCCCAATGCATTATGTAAGGAATTTTATATTTCATTCTCTTACTAATATCAAAAACTTTTAAGTATTTCATATTATCTTCATCATATAAACCATCGGTAAGTTTCATACCAAAATATTCTGCTTCTGAAAATGTTATACCATAATGCTGAAGAACAAATATAGTTCTATCGGTATGTGTCATATGATGTAATTCCGGATTAGATGCAAAAACTTTACCTTGATTCTTAATGTGCCATTCTGAAGGATTTGGAATATAGAATGGTTTACCTTTAGTTCCTAATTTACCTAAATCGTGATGTAATGCAACAAATATTAATTCTTCATCAGTAAAGTCTGGCTTACCGCCAAGCTGAATAAATAACTCTTTAACTTTAAGAGCATTTTTACAAACATTAAAAATATGGTCAATGTATCCACCTACATAGCAATTATGATAACCCGCATTTCCACTAGCTGGAGCAATTGCAAGATTCATACCTAATTCTTCTTCTGAATACATAAAAAGAAGTTTCTCTAACCTATCATCTTTAAAATATTTTTTGATGATGGCAATAAATCTCTCGTAGTTGTCTTTCAGTTCTTTTTCTGTCTTTTGTTTCATAACCTTTATTTTTAAGTTTTATTTTAATTCTTTTAGTTTTCAGTGCTGTCTGCTGTCTGCTTTAGAGTAATAATAAAAAGATACCACAAATATACAAAAATTTTTTCAAATTTCCAAATATTTTAGAATAAATCTTTTTTTGTTAAGATTTTATATAGAATTTCAACCTCTTCTTCCGATACTAATTCAGGCATATCTTCATCAAAAAGTCGCATTGTATATAGGGATACTCCATCTTCGGATTCAAATTCACCCGATTCGGATGACCATAACGCCGGTATTGTATCTAAATTATTTTCTAATTCTTCTTCTGTAACTGAAAGTAATGGTATTACATAATAGTAAAAATCTTCTCCCAAAGATTCATCTTTCATTTCAATTCGAATGCATGGATTCCATTTATGGAAACTAGCTTCAGTTATTGGAGTTTGAGGCACTGTTATCATAACCCTAAATATACCAAAAATTATTTAAAATAACAACTATAATAATGATTTATTTGATATTTTAATTCCGTTTCCAATGATTTCTAAAAAAGAATTTTCATTTTCTATTTTTGATATTAAAGATGTATGGCATTCAATTATCCATTTTTTACATAAATCATAATTGTAATCAAAATTTTCTAAAAAATCTTTTACAAATATTGAAAACTTTTTTGCATCTCCTTTGTGATTTACAAATTCATTATAGAACGGATGCGGTGATACGTTTAATATTTTTTGAATAATATCCAATGGATACGAATGCGTAGATATAAATGGAATTTTCGCCAGTATTAATCCATATGATTTTTCTGAAAGATATTGAGATGTAAAATCACCTTTAAACCAAGACCAACTTTCATCTAATATTTGCATTTTTGATAAATTTAAAAATCTAAAAAATACTTCATATTCGACACCCATTTGATAATCCAATAATTTTAGATTTTGAAAATCAGATTTACCTTCCAATGTATTTAAATTAATATTTTTAATTTCAGATAATTCTGAATCATATTTATCATAAACTCTATTTTTAAAAAAACTAGCTCTTTGCAAAAATATATCATCATTATTCAAATATGCCAAATTTTTTAAAATCTCAACCCTATATGGTTTATGCCTTCTAATTGAATACATTAATTTATAATCAAAATTTAATTTTTGATAAACCCTACCAAATTCATACCAATATCTAATATTAATTAATTCATTCCACTGCCATAGTGTGTTGGTTAAAGCAAAGTGGATATTTGGATATGATTTATGTATTTTTTCATTTATAAATAAATTATCCGTTATTATAATATGATTATTTAATTTTGCAATTTGATTTTCCAAATCAACTATATACGAATCGTTAGTATCTGCTTTATCTAAAATTTTTTCTGTTCTAAACAATGTAATTATCCAACCCGATTTACCTTCTAATAATTTTATAAATCTTTTTATAAATGGAGTATCTTCGATACCATTACTAACATCTATATCTGAATAGTGTTCGTAAAAATGTCTTTTCCTTAAAGCAGTGAAAAAATCCAATAAGTGATAACCATCATCATTATTGTTAAATTCTGGATTAAAAACGAATTCCAAATCAATACTATTATATTTACATTTTACAATACCAATTTTCTGAAAATTAAAATCGGTTAAATCATATATTCTATCCGTTGTATTATGAGCTAATTTAATAAATAATTCATCCGTAAACCAATGATGTACATAAATTTTCATATTAATGAGTTTTCAATTGATAATGGATTTGAATTATATTTTTGCTGTCCTACAAAATGAGTATAATGATAATTTGGCTTACCCAATCTGTTTGATAAATTTTGTATTTTATAATTTTTAGAAAGTAATGTTAATAAATATTGAGATGTAATAGTACAACACATATAAAAATATTCCATATTATGTTTATTATCATTACAAAATTGATACATTTTATACCATCTATCCAAATACAAATCTTTTAATTCGGAATTGTTTATTTTAAGTAATCCAATATTGATTACTCTTTGTGATTTATTTTCCCATTCTGGTATTATATCGCCTATTCCTAAATATGTCAATTCATTTACGCACTTTGAATATAAATCTATCCAACTTTCCCAACCATCAAAATATAAATCTACATCAGAATTAAATTCAGGCAATTTTGAGTGAAATATTATATCACCATCTATCAATACGCCATTATTTTTATCCAATAATGGTAATGTTTTAAACCCATCCCAAAAAGTAAAAGTAGTATTTATATAATTTGATACATCAACATATTCATCAAATATATTTGTATTTGTATAAATTTCGGTTGCATGTCCATATTTTTTAGCAGATTTTATACTATTGATGTAATACGATTTTATTACTTCAAATCTATGGGAATCATCTTTGTGTACATTTTTATCAAAAGTATAAATCAAATTCATTATATAATACTTTTATTGAAAATTGAATTAACGTGATTAAAAAACTTTTGTTTAAATTTTGTTTCCGATGCATAATGTGTGTAATCATTAAAATCTTTACAAAACTTATAAGTTATTCCCTTTGCTTCCATTACTTTTGGAAAATAATATTCACATACAACAATTGATGGGTCGTTCCAATTCGTTAAATTCTCAAATGGTTCTATATTTTCTAAATAATATTTACGAAATTTATAATATGAATTTATTAAGATATCTTTTGCTGATTGAGAATTAAATTTTAAAATACCAACATTGGATGCATGTAACCCATCATAATCGAAATATTCTATGTTAGATGGAACATCGTATTTTTTAAATATATCCATATATCTTTTGAATTTTTTATTTTTAGTATTCAAAAGTTTTGTCTCAAATAGAACATCGCAATCGTTTGGTAAATTTAATTTTGACTCCAAAATAACATCACCATCAATCGTAACACAATTTAAATCTTCTTTTGAGTGTATGAATATTTTCAAATCATCGGTAAGTATGAATTCTTCATTTTCAATACTTACAAATTCATCTATATCATCTTTTAGATTTTCATATATGAAATCGCAACCATATAATTTTATAGTATAGCCCAATTGTTTTGCTCTACGCATTGCTGCTTTATAGTATATTACCACCCAATCGTTATCGGTATAATTACCCATCTTTGTAGTAAAACTATAAATTAATTTCATTATATTAGATTAACCTTTTCTTTAGCAAATTTATTTACAGTTTCCCAATATGTACTATCTCCATAATATGTACAAACTTCTTCGCCAACTTCTATATCTCTTTGTGCTACAAATTCAAACGTTCTATTTTCTTTATTTGTTCTCCAAAAAGCATTATTATTATCTGAATGATTATAGATTGCGCCATATCCCAATGGTATTACATATTCTTCAACTTTACCATGCGATGGAAAATTAAATTTATGATTAACTAAAAAAGAATCAAATGTTCCCAATTTAAATGGAATAGTTAAAAGATGGCATTCTTCTATTATTTCATCTTTTTTTATTGATTCTATTGTAAATACGCCATATCCATGTATTGGAGATGTTCTTACTTCTACTTTAGTTGGGGATTTTAATGTAACCATTATATTATACTTTTATTAACAACTATTTCTTCATCAATATAATCAAAGTTAAATATTTCATATGACAAAATCAAACTTTCTGGCAAATTAATCAATTTAACTACACTCAAATAATCAACAGTCAATTCAGTATGCTTTGGAATTATTTGATTAGAATATAGTTCAATAATATTTTCGTTTTTGATTAATGTTAAATTTGGATTTTCATTATGATTTAAATATCTACCCAATGGATTCGTTTCAATCCACCCATCATATATAGGTCTACTTTCGGATGTAACCAATTCATTTTTTGTAAAATAAAAACCTATTAATTTGTTAGATGGGATGAATTCGGTTGATATAACACCCGTACCTCTACTTTTAAAGTTATATAAGGAATACATTAAATGATTGATTTAGTCATATTTAAATTTTCTTCTCTTAAAAATAACACCATCGATAATCTTTCGCCTGATATTAATTTTGTAACTTCATGCGGTGTTGTTGGATTTATAATTGATAATGAACCTTGTTCTCTCGACGCAATTTCTTTACCAACTATTAAATCACCGCCTTCATATTCATTTGAATCACTTAATTGAATTAAATATGTTTTATAGATTATATCAACTCCATACTTTGAAAAATCAGTATGTCGTGCTAAATTATCACCCTTTTGATAACGCATAAATTTAACCAATGGGATTGATTTAACACCCCATTGGTTTAACTTATTTTCTAAAAATTTGATTAATTCTTCGTTTTTAGTCGAAGTATATTTGGCAGATGAATTACTAAATTTTAATTTTACACCACCATAATTCTGAACATCATCCGATGATTCTTCCAAATCGATATTATAAAATCCCTTAATATACTCACACTCATCTTTAGTGAATACAACCATAACCTATTTGTTTAATTACATATGCTTTGCCTTAAAGTAAGCAATGAAATTAGAAACAATTTCTGAAATCTTTTGCTTTTGTGTTGCGGTTGTTGCCGTTACACCCTTATTAGCCAAATCAGCTTTTGTAAAAGTTTTATATACGTTTGCCATTTTAAAATTATTTATTATGAACTAATATTCCGTTTGCGTAAAAATTATGGTTATCTTCAACAGTAAAGATATATGTTTGAGTATCCCCTAAATCCATTTCAACAATATCTTTAATAGCCGTTTGTGATTTTGATTCATTTACAAATACTAAATCACCTACTTTTATTTGTCTAACATCTTTTCCAATATTATATCTACTATTTGTTAAGAATGGAGCGTAAGATGCTAATTCACCATTTCCACCTGCTACAAAGAATGGGTGGTCATATGTACATATAATTTCAGTTTGATTAGCAAATACATATTTAACCATATCATCATGTATTGGAGTTTTTACACCAACAACTTTTTTAGATTCGTTTTCTATTCCGTTAAATGATAATACTTCATCACCAATAACAACATCTTCAATATTCTTTTCAGAACCATCTGCCATTGTTACTTTAGTTCCGGCTACAAAACAAGAACCTCCACCATATTTAAAATTATGAACCAATATACCTTCTGCAAAATATGTGTGATTATCTTTAACATCTAAAATGTGATACACTTCCACTTCACCACTCAAATCTTGTCTATCTACAATTACTGATTCTGATTTATCTTTCTTAATTACAATATCGCCTTTTAAGATATCTTGCGCTGCTACCCAACCTTTTCCTTTGATATAGAATTTATGTAAAGGAGTTGATTTAACAACTGAACCATCACCTGTTTCTAATTGAATTAATAAGAATTCTTTTTTCTTTAAAATATTTCCAATAGAACCTTCTGCTAAAACACCTGTTTTTTCGTTGTAAGTTAATAACTTATCATCGGTTGTTAAATCTTCAATGTTCTTTTCAGTACCATCTGCTAAAGTAATTTTAGTTCCAGCTGGGAAACAGTTGTGTGTTACAATTTTAACACTTAATTCACCATTATATAAGAAGTAAGTATCACTTGATTCAACGTCAATAATGTGAGTATGATAATCTCCATCTAAAATTTCACCAATTACCGATTGGATTTCGACTACACCACCATTCAAATTGATAAGTTTGTGTTTGGTTTCATCTATTTCAGAAATAGTTTCGTATCTTAATACATCTTTTTCAATATCATAAATCAATAAGTGTGCTCCACCCGATGCTCTAAAATCAGAGCCATCTACCATTGTTATGTGAAATATAGTATTATTTGATAATTCTTGCTGAATATTATTTACAACAACTGAAGATGTTTCATATGAACCTGATGGTAAATCAGAACCACCAAAAGACCATTGCATGAATTCCGAAACAACATCAGTATCAGGCGCACCTTCTATAAAATAAGATTTCAAAGATGTACCAACCGATGCACTACATATTAATACAGGCGTACCATCTTCTTTAACGATTGATTCCTCTTCAAAAATACCACCCCAGTTATTAACAGTTGCAAATTTAGGATAATTAGTTGTTAATTCATAATAATGTTTAATATTTGATTGATTAACAAATTGCTCATCATTAAATTCGATAGATGTTGGTTTTTCAAATAATCCTTCATTTATAAAGCTACCAAATGTAATTACATCCAAATTAGAACCATAAATAGCATTTACAGAACGAATACTTTTAACTTTAGTATCGGCAGGATTTTCATAAAACTTTATCAACAAATTATTTTCGGGAAAAGATGCCTTTAAACCATCATATCTCGATACTTCGGATAAATTTGAATATCCTATTTTGACAAATTTAATAGAACTATTAACGTTTGCGTTTAAATCTTTAACAGCCACATCCGGCATTGTAGATGAATTAAATTCTAATGGTAATATATCAGTAACACCCGTTACAGATGATGAAACATAGTATTCAACAATTGAACCGCTATCTCCATTTGAATTAAATAAATCTAAAGGAGCTAATTTATTTTTTGCATATTCCGAATCAAAAATAGCTGATTCATCATAAGCCAATCTTAAAATAAATTTATTATCCGAATCAGCAATAGTATTTGGATATATAGTTGTATCTTCTTCTAAATGATTTTGAAAAAGAGTTATAAACGATGCATTATCTGCTATACTTTGAGATAAAGCATTTATAAATCCACTTTGAAATGATTTAGATATAGTATGTACTTCGGTTATAGAATTTTGATTCAATACATCAATAAACGATGTAAAATCTAAATTAGTTAAACCACCCGGCGCTATAGCTGTATCGGTATTTATTTCCATTAAACGAAGATTTCCATTAACATCTTCGATGAAATCCATTGAAAAAAGAGTTCCTTTCATATTTTATTGTTTGAATTATTTCTTATATAAATATGTGTTTTTGATTTTAAACTACCATATTTATTCTACTTTATCCCACTTCTTTAAATCACACGTTCCTTTTTTTGGTGTAAATATTTTCTTACCTATCGGACACCCACATTCATTACATTTATAAGTAAATACAACGGATTCTACCATAGAATCGCAAGTTGTACATATGGATAATCTTTTTTGAGCAAGTTTATTCTGCTCAAGCGTTGGATTGCTCGCTATTTTCCAAGCGGCGTATATTTCTTTTATATCTATCATTTTTCTTCTTTTCAATATATTTCATTATACGAATTATATCTTTACACATTTCATACTGCTCCCTATCTATTAGGGTATTCTTTATCCATTCTAAAACTTCGACATATTCTTCTTTAGTAAACATAACATATGCCGGAATTCCTTCGAATCTAAACATAATTAGTTCGTTGGCGTTTTTATTTCCCTTAAAATTATCGATTAATGTAATAATTGTTGAAAGGTTATCATTTGATAAATGTACACGATTTACATAATCAAACCAATTGAGTCTGATATAGCCCTTTTCTAAAGTTTGTAGGAATTTACTGTTCATAACGGAGAGGATAGTATATTAGTATATACATATATATACTAAATTAAAATTATCCGATACCCACATATTTTTCCGTTTTTATTTTAGAAATACACCATTGAGCAAAATCACATTGCCCTCTTTCCGACCAATGATAATCCATTATTTTATCATTCGTTTCATCGCTTATTCGTTCATATGTTATTTTTGGAATGCCCCAATCATAATCAGACCAAGTTGAATTTATAAAGATATTTGATTTAAAAGTATGCTTTAATAGATTTATCCAATTTTGAACTTCTTTTTTATAAAGAATATGATTTCTATTAACAAATATCTCATTAATAGTTCTTTCGCTTATTTCATTTGGTATCAGATTATCCTTTTGTTTTAATTCGAAACTACCCGGTTGTATCGAAACCCATTTATCCAATCGGTGATTTACTAATCTAAATCTACTTAATCCACTCCATAAAATAATAACAATATCATTTTCTCCAATGGAATTCACATTTTGACAAACCGATTCAAATATATCAGCATTGGAAAATCCTGCTTTAGCAAAGTTAAAAGACTTGATTCCTAACTCTTCTGAAATTATTTCTGAATAGGTTTTTGGTATATATCCTTTCCATATGGAATAGGGTGAATTGGTTTTCCAATTTTCGCTAAAAGAATCCCCAAATACAAATAATCTTTTCATAGGATTAAATATCATCGAACAACCAAAACATTAATCTAACCCCTAAAATCAGAGCTATAATAAATAATCCACATAAGATGATTACCTCTAACATTTGGTGGGGGGTTGGGGGGCCAGTCGTTTTTTAAAGAAATTTTTTTCTTATCTCTATTGATAGAACCTATTTATTTTCGTTTTAAGCGATTCCACTTCCAATTGGGATAATATACCATAAATCCCAAAATGAGCAAAATTAACCCCAAAAGAATGAACGGAATCATCATTACGCCCATTATTATGTTAAATAGGAATTTTAAAGTGAGTTGTATATACCCACTACCCCTACTATTAACCAAAATACGTTTAATAAAATGTAAGGTCGGTTGTCTCTTTCCCATGCGCAATAAGTTAAAATGCCGGCATCGATGGTATTCCATATCCACATCCATAAAAATGGAGTATCTTTATTTAAAATAGATAGCGTACCAAAAGCAAGAACTCTCATTACCACTCCTATTCCTTCCAATAATTCCAATGTCTTATCGGACTTGATTAATTTTCCTTTAGATTGTTGTTTCATAAACTATTATTTTTGTTGTACAGCTCCTTTTTGAATTTCTCTAACAAAGTTATCCCATCCTCCCTTTTGTTGAACATAGGATGTAATACCACCCGCTTCGGAGATTTTCTCATTCAAACTCTTTTGAGTGGTTTTTAGGGCATCGGTTTCTATTTTAAGTGCTTCAGCGGATTTCTTTGCCAATTGTTGTGTTGCTTCCGTTTGAGCATCTACCGCAATATCTTTAGGGGTTTGTTCTACCACTTTAACTGCGGTTGCGGAATCCGTTATGAATGAATCTACGGATTGTTCCTCATCGATAGTTTGAGCAACGACCCTTTCGAATTTCTTAACACCAACGGATGGTGGGGTATCTCCTTTATAGAAAGTATTTTTAATTGCAGTGAAATCGGCATTTAATAGATTTAGACGGGAATTGATTTCCTTTAAAAAGGTATCCAATTTCTTTTGGTCAAACTTACCATCTTCTTGCGCAGTAGCAACGTTTATAGGTTCAATCGAATAAGCCGATGGATTGGCAAGTTTCCAATCCCATATAGCAAATGAATCGCCCCTTTTATCTATCCCATCGGTTAGTGTCCAATCGATTTGGTTAATAAGGTTAATAGGAACTCCTCCTTCCTTCTCACCTTCGAATAACCACTCAACGGATTCGACACCCGCAAAAGAATTAGTATTCTTCATCTTTTTAGAAGAAGTAACAAGCCCATTAGTATCTAATGTCAGTATAGGGATAGTCTTACCTATGGTTACTGATTTATCCTTTATAGTGATAGAACCATTAGATAGTATAGAGAAGTGTGGGTTCTGAAACTCCTTTATAGAATCCAAAGTCTTTTGAGAACATAAGTATTCACCTGAAGATAGGGATACGATAACCGAATCCGTCTTTAATAGGGGTTTAAGGATATCCTCCGATTGAAACTTACCTAATGGAAACTCCAATGGTTTTATTTCACCTCCCTTATTAGAGTTGGGTGAATCCGCAATAGAACTCACCTTAAAGGTCTCTTCTCCTATACTATACCTTTGTGGGTTGTTCGTTATATTTTTCGATGATATCATTAAATGCTTTCTTATATATAGTTACTTCCTTTATATTCTTTCTACTCTTTTGAGATATTCGATAAACCTCTCTTTGGAACTCCTTATACTTACCCTCATCAATCATATACATAATCATTCCATTCATAGCAGATTCATCTTTATCCCGTTTATCCCACTTTTCGGTTATTGATACCCCATCTTCTACCCAAGGGCCGAATATATGTGCCACTCCTATTGATGTTCCAAACTCTTCCGATATCCATTCAAATACTGAATCTCTTAACATATCTCTCTTTCGTTTAAAAGTTCTCTTATAAATATATACGTTCTACAAAGATACGAAAATTAATTCACAATTCCTAATAGATTTTAAATCGGCTAAGTCCCACTTATAGGGGGTTTAAAGGGGGTTATAGGACGCCTAGTGTATCACACTACTATATAAAAAAGGGTTTCCACAGCGAAAAAACCGGGCTCGGTATTTAAGCGTACCCGACCCGGCGTGAGCACACGTCCGCTTTCTCGCTTTACGTGAAATTCAGTTGGGGGGGGGGTCTACCGTTAAGGCATAAGAAAGCCCGTAACTCGCTAAAGCTACGGGCGGATTGTGTTGTAGTTAGATGTTTATCTAATTACTTATTTAACTAACCTTCTAAATACTATACTATGTTGTTCTTCTTATATACTATATGTTGTTATGTATATACTATACTAGCTGATTTTATTTTTATTAGTGTCCGCACTATGCTTGTGCAATAGGTGGGTTTAGGATTAGTGATTCCTTTAGATACTCATCTTGCTCAGCTTCAAACGCCTCCGCTTCCTGCTCTATCAGTTTGATTACCTTTAGTGCGGAACGTAGTTCATTCAAGCGTTTACTGGCTTCCCACTTTGGTTTACCATCTCTCATTGCTCTAATGCGTTTCATAAGGACCGCCTCCGCTTTCTCTAATACTACAATTGCTTCATTCATATACTATCTATTTAATTTGTGTTTAATACTTGCCCATAGGGTAGGGTAGTGTTCGTTCTCTGCTCTTATCGCTTCCTTCTCATAGGGGTTATTCCTATACCCAGTCCTAGCTAATGATTCATCATACTTACTCATCGTTTGTAGCTGATGTTGCCATTCGTGTATGATTGTCTTAATGAATTCTTTTATGCTAGGGGTATTGTTATAATATACTATAATCTCGTTGTCCCAATACCTATACTCACCCATATCCTCATCCCCTTCCATGCTCTTATAGAACGTAACTACTACATCGTACTTCTTTCTACTATTCACTCCCATATTCCTTCTACACCATGTCTCAGCCATTCTGCCGATGCGTAACGCCTCCGCTCTGCTTGATATAGGTGATTTCAATGTATATTTCATTCAAATAGTTTTAAAATAAAAAGAGTGGCTGTTCGGTACAGCCACCCTTCAAGTGGTAAACGCTTGTTGTAAATGTAAATCAATCAATCAATCAGAGAATAACCAAATATACCGAATGCGTTGAGCGGTGGGGCAGAATCGAACTACCTCCTTCGACCTGGACGGCCATTGTGCTACCGGAACACTTCCACCGCTTATAGGGGGCGACCTCACCCCCGTTGGATTACTTCACTGCTGAAGTGTCTGCTGCTGGAGCCGCTGTTGTATCAACTGCTACTGCTGCTGTATCAACTGCTGTTGAATCAGCTTTAGCTTCAGTTGAAGCGTTACCACCACATGACATTAACCCTACGGTCACCAATACTGCTAATAGTACCTTTTTCATTGTTTATTGTTTTAGTTTTAAATATAATACAAATATACGAAATTATTTCGATATATACAAGCCTTTCGGCAATTATTTTTTAGTTAAATAGTGGGACCGGCTATATTGGTATCCACCACCGGTCCCTCTATATGATATTATGCTAACATTGCCTTCTTCACCTCTCTCGCCTTCTTCAATGAAGTTGCGAACTCTGATTGACCAGCTACTCTCACTCTATAAGATACCTTACCACTTCCGTAAGTAATCTTTTGAATGTTAGATACTACAGTCTCATAAGATGTACTGCGCTTAGCAGCCTTACGAGTTGTTTTACCTTTAGCAGGTGTGAAGTTAATGTTGTTACCTTTAGCACTCTTAAAAGTAACTGTCTTAGCGGTTTTGTTTGACTTTGTAGCCATTTTGTTTAAATTTTAATCCAGCGTAGTTGAATAGAGGTCTACGCCTTCACCTCATTATTAATGTTGATTTATACAAATATACGACAATTTTTCCGAATTGCCAAATATTTTCTAGTCTATTTAGAAAATAATTTATAACTCATTGATAACCAATGAATTAACCATCGATACGTTCTGCTAGCTCTACTGCAGCCAGTGCATCTTTGTGGGCTGATACAACCCCTTTAACATGCTGATATCCTTTGATATCCAATGCTTTAGCCTCTACTTTATTGGCTTCAAGCTTCTGAATGAACTTAATAGCGTATTCTTCGTTACCGAATAGCTTTTGAATACCTCTACGTTTGTGGGTAAGCTCGACTAGATTAGTACGTTTCTTACCATCTTTAGTACGCAGGAACTTCACTTTTGGGGTAATAGTGTAACCTCTTGGGATTTTGTAACTCATATCGTTTATGTTTTATTTATTATCTAATTGGTCAACCGCATCAGCATATCCATCGGACCAGCTGTATTCTTTCTCCTGTTCGATTAGTTCTATTAACTTATCGTTGTACTCTGCCGGCAGATTCAATGTGCCGATAAATTCTAATGTTTCGTTATCTAAATTAGTCATATATAAATTGTTTTAATATTCTAAACTAGCCAAATACTCTTTACCTTCAGCAACACCCATATTAGGTGAATACTCAATTGTTTCAACTTCTTCGTCAATTGCAACAGGCTCATTAACACGATATAGAACCGGATACTTAACCACTACAGACCACACTTTAGCAATTCGTCTGAACAAATCTTTTGGTAGGTACTGTGAATTAATAATCAATTCATCGTAAAGGTATCCATCGTATAAACCATACAATTGGTTAATCAATTCCCAACTGCCGGCACCATTATCGCCTTTAGTACCAAAACGAGCCAAATCAATGATAGAGCCAATCTCACTCAAAGTCTCTCTATCCATATTCTCATGTCGATTAAATAAACTATAACTCATATTACTTATTTTTAGGTGATTCAAAAATGGTTTTAATTAATGCATAAACTACTAAAACAATGCCTGAAAGAATAATAGCTTCGAAAATTGTAATGTGTGTACCCATATAGGTGAATTTAATTTTAATGATTAATGAGCGGCAATTACTGAATCAATAGCCGATTTAGTGAAACCAAACGCTTCTTTCAACTCCTTACGAAGTTTAACCTCATTCACATACTTACCAACTGAAACTGAATAGTCAGATAAAATCCTATTCAATGTAATGTTGTCCTGTTTCAACAACTTAATCAAAGAAACCGCCTCAGCGTATTGTTTCTTCGTTCTATAAGGGAACTGATAACGTTTACCAAAGATATCGGTAAAAGTGATAATCGGAGTACCCGCCTTAATAACTCTTTCCTTATTAGCCGGAACATTTTTGTACATTCCAAACTTTTCGTAATTCATTGATGTGTAACTCATAACTGATTGATTTAATTGTTCGTAACTCATTTACATAGTAAATATAGACAATTCTGCGCACATGGCCAAACTTTTTATGAATTATTTTTCACTTTTTTTAAAATAATTTCTAAGCCATTCAGAATCAATGAGTTACGCATTAAGAATTAAAGTAATTTATAACTCGTTGATAATCAATTTTACTCTCTTCCCGCCCTCACCGCCCTATAAAAATACGAAAAAAACCTGAAAAAGTCAAGGGATGTGGATAACTTTTTATTGGATTTATATGGGAATTTTTTGTTATATAATTTACATTATGTTAAATAGATTGTATTATTCCAATACACTTTTGCTCTAATGCTTTTATCTCGCCCTGGAGCAAAGCGAACAGAACGTAGACGCCTCCACGCTTTCACAGCTATTTACATTTGTAAACGTTAGTGAATTTTTCCGATATAGCCAAATTTATTTCAGCGATAGCGTTTGTTTACATTTGTACACAGCTCTTTTGTGTTACGGATTTTAGGGCAAATGGCCAAATATTCCACAGAATTTTTTTTGCTCTCACGGCGTGAAAGGGTGGTGTCCATTCAAAACTTATGCCACACCCCTTATCACCCTCTTGATTGTTTGTTCTATATTCATATATAAATATATATTATGATAGACATCGTTGGTTATTACACACTTTTTACCACTTTCTCCCACTTTATTCCCTCACCTCTATTTTGATATGCTTTATGGAGCACTTTCATTTGATATATTAATTACCTTAAAAGTATATCTTGCGGATTGAATAGTACTTACCATCGTATAGCTCAAAAGAATTCGTCAATAGGTACTCTTCGGCCTTTTGTAGTGTTTCGAATCGAAGGATAGAGTATGGATTCGTTTTATGATTCCTATCCACTATCGCTATATCCTTATAATCTTTTCCTCTTAAAATGATTTGTGGTTTATCGCCCATTCCATAGTTACTCACTAATATATCAGCATTCCATTTCGTTGGTAGGTTTTCAGTATAGAGTGCTTCATCCTTACTCCACCATTGGGTATCCATTAACCATTTACCCTCACTACATTCGTATATACAATACCATCCTTTCATAGTCATCTTTGATACGTTACTATCCTTTGTTTATCTTATACCTCTTATTCCTTTGTTCCTCTTCTCTTTGTATCCTTTCCTTATACTTCCTTTCTAATCTCTTTTGTATCAAAGCTAGTGTCAGTACTACTATACCTATTCCTATTATTGTTCCTATCTTATATAACATATTTAGCTGAATTTATTTTATTAAGTGTGTCGAGCTTAATCCCTACTAAACACATCTATTAAGAACGTTTCCAATTGGTTTTGAAATTCCTTTTTATCCTTTATCATTCCCCTCGTCAATAACCATATCTTATTGCCCGTTTTCATCTTATACATTCCATCACTTCTTTGCTCCCTTTCCAAATGAACATATGTCGACCACTTCTTTGTTTGTGGTACAAAGCTCATCGGATTGTATATTTTGATTTCCCTTTCCATTCCAATAACGTATTCTCTTTCGGTTATATCCATATCGGTTATATACCATCCATCCGAAAACTGCGTATTGGCTAAGTTTAAAAATCCTACTATATCTAACATAAGTCAATTTTAATTGCGTTGTTTTATATTTTTATTTTATTGATTGAATTCCCTTCTCTTAATTGCTCCAATACATATCCCAACCATAAACGGCAATCTTCCATCGTTCTCAACTCATCTATATGACAATCCTTTTTAACGTATTCGCCCGATTCACTCCAACCTCCAATTGAATAGTGTTTAAAAAACTTTTCACCACTCGGCCTTCTCTTCAAATCCATATAATGAGTCGTATTCTTACATCCGTGTAGTATTTTGAATACATACATTATAGGGTGAACCTCAACCGATTCCACATAGAATCCCTTTGTATTGGGCATCCATTTTGATTCCAATGATTCACCTTCTATCTTATCTATATTCTTTATATCCAATAACATATTACTTACTCACATTCACATTTTGCTGAAATAATTTCAACTCACTCTTTATTTCCAAAATATACCACATTTGAAATAAGATGCATAACGCCATAAATCCAAATGCTATCCAAATACTATTCCTTTCAAACCATTTCATTTTCTACTCTATCTTTATTCCTATCTTTACTCAAAGACGCACTATCAATAAAATTTTCCTTTAACGACTCACCCCCAACCCCCGCCCCTTCCTTCGGTTCGTTTTCTAATGGTGCGTAATATTCTTTACAATGCTCACATTGTGTTTCACATTTACCATTATCTTCTATATGACTTTGACAATATCTAAAACTCTTATCCATATTTTGAATATATGTAGTCCCATCTTCTAAAGGAAATGTTTTTTGTAAATACTCTTCCCTATTCATATTAATCAATTACCTCTTCTACATCAATCCAGCTATCGTGTCCATCTTCATCGTATGAATTTTCATCTTCATCCAATAACATATCCAACATAGGTATGCCATCTTTGTGTTCAAATTCACCTTCTAAAATTAAATCTGAAATTTGCTCCTTTGTTAATCCTTCTAATTCGGGATAATCATTCGTGTCAATTTCAATTGCGTTTTTGTATGCCCATACTACATACGTTTCACCATAGTTAATAAGATACTTTGCCATAATTTTATAATGTTTTGAAATATTTACTTTTACCTTTTCTTGCTAATTGAATTTCATCGTGAAGTGTTTTACCTTCCTTTTCTAATTCCTTTTCTATCTCATTAAGTCTTTGCCACTTTCGAATTTCTCTTTGTTCTTCTTCTTTCCCACCAAAAACATAATAATGAAGAAGTGCCCCGAATATACCCGGTGGTTCGGGTAAACAAAATCCCGCTAATATTATCAATAATACAAATGTCATCATAACTTAAAATTTAAATACCATTTACTGAATTTATATATTACCATTACTATCCCTGCTATCAGCCACATTGGCATTGTCATAAACCAAAAAGTAGACATTCCAATATAAAAATCATTATTACTTTCCCAATCATCCGGCCATCTATCTTCGGGCTTTATTGAATCATAATCTATATCGTTTATTCTTTTACCAAAGAATTTAAAGAATGTAAGTGTCAATAAAAATCCTATTGGATATATTATCATTAATATCATTACTGCTATACTCATACTATTTTCCTATTGTTTTTAAAAGTAATTTTGTTATTTTATTCCAACGCCATTCTCTCTTCTGCTCTTCTATTGTCATTGGCTCTTTGTCATCATCCGTATTGTTATACACATTCACACTACCATATGAAGCCCACATAGATTGTAAATACAATTGATGTAAGTGTGGTGGAACATCTTTGAAATCACCCGTTATTTCAATTGGTAATTTTGTACCAGTCCCTACTATCGTTTGTGATGCTTTGATAGTAACTTTAGTGCTACCTTCCATCGTTAAATGTGATGAATCATTTGATATTGTTATACTCATATTTAAATTGTTTGCATACAAATTATAATCTTTTCAGGCGTATCAATTTCCTCTTTTGTTACCCAAAGCGTTTTACTATCGTACTGCATTATGTAATGCCCACTATCCGTTTGCCTTCTATGTAGTAATATAGTATAAGCTTCATTCATTCTATCATTATTCAAATGAAATTCATAATACTTGTCCTCTTCTACAACTCCGGTGATAGTTAATCTGTCATCGTACTTTTCACCTACTATTCTATGGATGTTTTTTATTTTCAGCTTTGTTTCTTTTGCTTCGAACAAATCTTTATTCTGCTTCATCCATTCATCTATTACCATACGAGCCTGCTGCTCCGCAACATCTTTTATTTGTTGAGCAATATTTGAGTTCGGTTGTGCTATATTTACAACTCCATTCGCATTTGCTGCTATTGTACCCGTCAATTGTGTTAATCCTTTACTTTGAAATGATTTTGGCGGTATTGGTAAGTGTGCCATATATTAATCAATTGATATGTAACATTTAATTCCATCTTCACTTTCAAATAACCAATGTGTAAATTCATAATCACTCGCCATATATACCTCTTCTTTTATGAATCTAAATCTTCTGAATCCTCCCGTTTTTGGATTATCAATAAAGAATTGTTGCTTTTGATTTGGAAATGCTTCGGGATGAATATTACCATCCGGCATTACACATTCCAAATAAGGAGCTTCAGCAAAGAATTCATTGTTAGCTTTATCCCATCTAAATTGGCTTATGTGATAACGATATTCCATATTAAAGTTTATTAAATACATTTAAAATTGAATCAACACTTAATAATTCAGAAATTTTAACCATTATAGCGCCGGATTCAGACTCTACTACACATAAATCATCCATTGCTTTTTTATGAATCAATATTCTGTTGTTCGATTGAATGAATTCATAATAATATTCGTTATCATTTACAGATTGAATATCATTTTTACCAACGAATTCGTTCAAATTTTGAATTACTAGCATATATTAAAGTTTATTAGTTTCTAATCGTGTTTTGTTTTCCCTTTCTAATTGGCGAGAATATCTTTCTTTCATTCCGATTATACGATGAAAATCTTTGTATGCTGCTGGATGATAATCTTTTAAATAAGATAAACCCAAATCAAATTCACTTATAATATCTTCATATCTGCTTTCCCTACTATCAAACGCATCTTCGTTGAATTGTATTTCGGTTTGAAGAGAATCAACCACATTTTCCAAAGAATCAACTCTCAATACCAATTCATCGTAGTGTGATTTTGTTGGTAATTTTTCAGTACCTTTATGTGATACGCCATACACTACTGCAATACCCATTATTAGTATTGCACTCAATGCAACTTTTAATTTAAAATTTGTATCCATTTTATTTGATATATGTTATTTTAACCTTATCGGGTCTTTTATCTTCTTTTATAATATTTCTAGCCCATTCTAATGTATAACTTCCATTGTAAGTTCTAACGCCTTCCCATTCGGAAACTAAAAATCGTTTCTCTGGAAAGTAATAAGTAGTCCCATTCGGATGTGATACTACTTTAATACGATACGATGTGCAACTTGCTAATGCTAACACTCCCATTAACATTAGTAATACTATTCTTTTTTTCATCTATGTTATTTTCCAATTCTTTCTAAATTCATCAAACGTTGGCATATTTTGTGACCACGAATGTGTTGCTCCACTATTAGCTACTACATTTAATATTCCATTTGCTTTTGATTCTGATTCAGTTAAATAATCTTCAATACAAAGTTCATAAATTTGTCTGAAACCACTCATACTTTGTAGCATATCGTAGTTTATCATTCGTTGAACTTTTATTTTACTAAACTTATCTTCTAATATCAAAGCATAATATTTAATAGAACCAAAATCATTATAGGTTGAATCTAAATCTAATAACATATATAGCTTATTCTTTGTTGTCAAATCCATTACATCAGCTATGTATTGTGTATTAATAGCATTATGAATTGGATTCAATATTGAATAACCTTTATAAGTTATACCATGCAATTTTTCCCAACCGCTGATTTTCATATTAAGAGAATAGAGCTTTTAATACTGTCCAAATCATAGATACGCCAAATGCTATTATGGATAATCCAAATAGAATTCCACCGATGAACAAAGTTCCTTCTAAAATTTCGGCTAATTTTACTTTTGTTTTTTCACTTATTTTCATATTATATAGTTTTAAAAAGGTAATGCTGGGTCTGCTAATTCTAATAATTTTGTTCTAATCCAAGTTGGTTGATTTAAAAATTCTCTTTTAATCGTAGCTTCCGGCTTTGTTTCAAATACGGATTTCATATGAAGTTTTATTTCACCATCTTTAGTAGGATTTTTGAATACCGTCAGTTGAGCTTCGTTTAATACATTTTTAGTAGCCCTACATACCCAACTGAAATTATCTTCAGCTAATGATAAATTTCTACCAACGTAAATGATTTCATAGGTAGCACCTTTGTGTTCAATTTTACCACTCAACTTTTCGGGGTTAGCAAAATGTATTTGTTTTCTACCATCAACTTTTAGTAATTCCTTTTCTATTTGCAATTTCAAATCGTTATTTGATTTGATTCTATCTATTTCCAACTGCAATTGTTTAGCAGCATCAACAGCTGCTGACATTGCAACTGAAGAGCTGATATTAGAATTACTCAAATTAATACCCAACAAACGAGCAAATTCATCCAATGCTAATGAATCTTTAGTTTCCATCTTTACTCTTTTTTAATTCCGCAATTTTCTTTTCTACTTTTGCTATTTTATTTTTATAACTTTCAATTGCAACACTACGAGACCATTTACCCATATTGTTTACGGGCACTTTATCTTCGTAGTATTTCAATTGTGCTTTTAGCTCTTTTAATTCTTTGAATAATGGCATCAACTTACATTTAAAATTTTTGTATAATTAAAACTTCTCCACCCCTCTTTCTCTAAATCGTAAACTGTAATTAAATCAGTTTCAATTGGATTTCCATTCTCATCCAACTTTACAACCTTATCCGTTTTTGGCTGTTGTGCTTCGGGAATCTTACTCGTCTGCTTTGTGCATAACATTGTACGTTCCGAACCATCTGCTTTTGTAAAGGTTACACTAACCGATTCCATTTGCAATTTCTCTAATAACTCGTCTTTTGTAATTTGTAACATATCGTTTATTTTTGATTTATATTTAAACAAATATACGAATTTTATTCCAATTTTCCAAATAAAAAAAGGGTTATTTAAACCCCTTCTATTTTAGCTTCTTCTATAAGATTGACAAACAAATATTCATTGGTTTGCATACTCTTTAATATCTTTTCACATCTATAATATTCTTTTAATATATTAGCATTATCACCGCCCAACTCTTTTGTTATTTTATGATATGGCACTCTTGCTACTATTTCATACAATTCATCACCGACTTTTACTAAATCTAATTTTCTCATTTCCAAAAAATTTGAACACTTAATATACCCATTGCTAATAATAAACAAATAAATGTTTTAGTAGTAATTGGTTCTTTAAATAAGATATAACTCATTAGAGCAAATACAATTATACCAATTGCAAATCCAATCAATCTGCTTGGCCATATTTCTCCATTGAAATGATATACGAATGATTCTACTGATTTTATAAATAACCAGCTTATGGGTACTGCAATTCCCAACATTAGATATGGATATCTAGCGTACCAATTCCATTTAATGTTTCCCTGTAATTGTAAAAATGTTAATACCTGGGCTATAAAGCCGTAGATAAATCCTAAAAGTAACCTATTCATTTAATTTATTTTTTAATCCATATATTCCGAAATGTCTATACCATCGACATCTTCATCATCATATATTTCATCTTCGATTTCATACAAAGCTTCCCATATATTATCAATTAGTGGATGGTATGTTCCTTCGTTTTCAATTTGCTTCAAGTCATCTTTGATTGAAGAAATCAATTTTAAAATTTGCTGTTTCATACTAAAATTTATTGTAAATTGTTTTTAATGTTTGTTTATAAAAATTTTCAATAAATATAGTATTATTATTTTTTGTTTCAATATATTTGTAATATAAATCATGCAACGAATTACCACTTAATAAAGTTTCTATTCGTTTACTTATATTATTCATTCTGATTACGTCATCTTCAATTGTATCATATTCATGCAGCCAATCATTCATTTCAAAATCAAATCCAAATTTATCTTTTAATAATTTTAATGTATTTGGCTTTGATACCATAATAAATGGATTACCCATTCTAATTGCTTTAAACGTTTTTTCACTAATATTATTCCAATCTTTTCTATTACCATCTTTGTGATAAAATTGAGTTTCCAATATTATTTCAAAGTAAGTATTTAAATAATGAGATATGTTCACATTTGGAGAATAATTTTTTGTTTTTAGTAATTCATTGGAATCAAAATCGGGCCAATGTGGAACTCTTTCCAATATTTTGAATTTACGATATTCATCTTGCTTATCTTTAGGAACAAATATATCAAAGCAATCTGGCTCCCAATTCTCATCAGTAGAACTCCATATAAAATTATTTTCTAATAGATTTTTTTCATAAAAATAGTTTAATAGTTGTATTTTATGAAACCTAATGTGTCCTGATAAAAATAAACCTTTGAATGGTCTGATATGCCGTTTTTCCCATTTATTTATGGTATTAAAACTATTTAGTACATCATTTGATATCAAATTATGTATGGCATGCCACATATGTTGCTCGTAATATATTATATCGTTTGATACTGATATTAAATTTTTATCTAAAAAATATAATTCTCTATTACATTCTTTTCTACAAAAATCATAAACATCGGTTGATATTTCTTGGTTATCATAAGATGATAAATCTACAAATATATTTTTACAATTTGTATCAAATACGTTCTTCAAAACTACTAAAGCTGCAGGATTTTCGTAAAAAATGTTAGTTGAAAAACTTACAATTATAGAAGTATGAATATCAGCATCAGTATATTCTACCAATTCTATTGGATAATTTTCCTGATAAAAACTCGTCAATAATTCACTGCAAATATCAAATGGTTTATTGTTTTGAATAATCCATTCGGATTTTAAATCATTAATTGTTTTAACTATACTAATAAAGCAAACTTTTTTCATTAAAATTTATTAAATATTTTTGTTAATGAATTGTTATAAAAATTATTAACAAATATTGGATAATTATCTTTTGATTTAAAATATTCATAATGTAAATCGTGTAAATCAGAATTACTTAAACTCAATATATCTTTAATTTTTGATTGAATTGCTATCATTCTTTTTGAATCATCTTCAATAGAATCATATTCGTGTAACCAACCATTCATTTCAAAATCAAATCCATAATCTTCTTTCAAAATATTCAAAATATTAGCTTTACCTAAAAAAACAAATGGATGGTCCATTAACAAAGCTTTCAATGTTTTTTCACTTACACTTGCCCAATTGGTTTGAGTGGCGCGCGTACCTCGTAAAAATTTAGTTCTATGATAAAATTGAGTTTCCGGAATCACTTCAAAATATGTATTGAAATAATGCATATGATTTACCTGAAATGAATAATTGTAGTATTTAAATTTATCATTTAAATCATAATCATGCATATTTGGAACTCTTTGTAATATTTTAAATTTACGATATTCCTCTTCATTATGCGCCGGTATAAATTCATTGAATAAACTTGGCTCCCAATTTTCATCAGTAGAACTCCACAAAAAATTCTCATCCAATAAATTATTTTCATACAAATAATTTAATAATTGTATTTTGTGAAATCTAATGTGGCCCGATAAAAATAAACCTTTGTATTGTTTACCAAATTTACTACACCAATTATTTATCTTTTTATATTCCTTTATATAATGTGGAATATACATATCAACGTGAAACGAACTATTTTCAAAAAACAAAGTATCATCTTCTAATATGAGATTTTTGCTTATAAAATATAATTCTTTATCACATTCATTTCTACAAAAACTATAAAATTCCGGCTCTACATCTTGATGGTCGTAAGTTGCCAATTCAATAAATAATTTTTTATAATTTAAATTAAATATTTTTTTAAGATTATCTAAAAATACAATATCATCCATATCAATAACTTCTATTACGCATATTGCCGTTGTATCGATATCGATTGAATCGTAATTTTTAAAGTCCAATGGATAACCTTTGGAATACATAGAAGTAATAACTTCAGATATGTGTGGTGGTTGATTTGGTCTTAAATCTTCCCAATACCATACGAATTTATCATTGTCTGTTTTACGTTTTAATTTAAAGAAGCAGACTTTTTTCATATTTTTGTAACATTTCTTTTTTAAATTCTATAAATCTATTTTTATTAAATAGATGTTTTTCATAAATCATATCAAAATTATCAGCATACTTTTGCTGAATATCATTTGTATGTAATTGAGTGACTATGCTATCCAATCTTTCCAAATCATTTTTTATACAATCAAATCTATAATCAAATAATTCACCAAATAATTCAAATCCCCACTCTTTTATTTTATTAAATGAATTTGGTAAATTAAATGAAATGAATGGATAACCCAACGATAATGGTTTGAATGTTTTTTCTGAAAAGTTCAATAAATTTTCATCATTCTTAACCGGATTTATAGATAAATAATATATGGTTTCACTAATTATTTCGGCAATATGATTTTTATAGAAATCTAAATTAGGTGTAACACCAACACTATTTAATATATAATCGGATGATGCATTATTGTGATACTCTAAATCATTGTGATTATCTATATCTAAACGTTTAGGAAGTAATGCATGAATATCCAAATCTTTATAAATATCTTTGAATTCATATGGTATTTCCAACATAATTAAAGCCTCATCCACTGCTCTTTGTGACCAACTAATATTTTTTAGTTGATTTAAACCATATAATTTATCTAAAAATAATAATCTATGATATCTAGCATGTCCTCCTAAATAAAAATAACTATTTTGAATAGTATCTTTATTTAAGATAAATTCCATTTTAGTAATTCTATATATCAAAGGGTCTATATATAGCCAATTATCTTTTTCAACTGCATTTTTAGATATAACATATATTTCATTTGCTTTTATTAGTTTAATAAAGTGTTGTATATCTTCGTATCTAAAAATTAAATCATCTGCACTAAAATCTACAAATACTTTATCGTATTCGGATAAATTTAATTCAAAATCAAATTCATTCATTCCAAATGAACCGGAATAAAATAAATGTAGTACTTTTTTAGATGTATTAAATTTGGAATATAATTCATCTTTAGCATAATTTAATTCTAAAAAGGATTTATCTACATCAACTATTTTATTAAATTTATTGAATACTTTAAATTCTATCATAACAAATTTTGTAAATCACGTATTTTACTACATTTTTCATACTCTTCTACTTCTAAAAAATACGCCATTGCTTTTTCTAAAGTAATGTGAATGTTTTTCTTTTCCAAAACAAATACAACATTATCAGATAGATTTGAAACCAAAACAGCTTCAATTGCATCCAAATCTTCTTTCAGAAGTTTTTCTGAAAATCTAACTAACTCCGAATAAATGATATATCGATTAGCAATTAACCACGATTGTAATGATTGATTACCTAAATCGATGTGTAATATGTTTGGGTTTGGTTTGTTCATACAAATAAATATTCCAATCCTTTAGTATTTTTTCTTTTAAATAAAATATCCATTTCGGATTTTGTGGTTGCTTCTTTACATTGTTTTTTATACCAATAGTATAAATCTTCCAATGTTCCTTTACCCCTTTGTCTCTCCATTGCTTTATCCCATAAATCCTTACCGAATTCAGCTGCTAATTCTTTTTGTAGTTTCCAAAGGATTCTATTCTCATCGGTTAATGCTTCCATTTCCAATTTCAATGCTTTGATTCGTTTCATTCTTCCCGCTTCCAAAGATGCCTGAATACGATTCTGCTCATCCGTTCCCCCATAATTCTTATAAGCATCCGCACTAGCTTTCTCGGCAGATTCCTTAACCAACCTAGCCTCACTAAACATATAAGAATAATCAAAGTCACCATTTCGTATCTTTAATAAAAGTGGAGCATCTGCTTTAAGTGGTTTGTTTGGTCTACCTTTTGTCCACCATCTATATTTGTTATATCCCATTTGTTTTAAGTTTTATTGCCAACTTCTATTTGAAGTTTTAAATTTGTTAGTTGCTTTATCCCATTTGAAAAATGCACCCATACTAGCATTTACATTAAATAAATCCAAATACCCATCAAAATTACAATCAGCTACAACAAAGTTAGGTAATCCAAAAGTTTTATATGGTGTACCATCCACCGGCATTCTATCCTTATTTAAAGTAAATGTACCATCACCATTATTTTCGTAGTAAAAATAATAATGTTTATTTTCCAAAACCATATGATTATCTACATTAACTCTTTGAGCAATAAATATAATATCTTTTCTACCTACTTTTCGAAAATCACCAGTCATCGCTCTAGCTGATAAATATCCGTTTGGCATTTCACTAAATGTAAATGAAGATTTTGGTGTATTGAATACATCAAATACTATTTTTGGCTTTTCAACACAAAAATAAATCAAATCAGATTTACCATCATTATCCATATCTTCATATGAATGCTGATTCATAGTAAAGTTTTTCATATCATCCGAAACGTTTTTGAAAGGAGTTGATACGAATGTAGTACCATTCCATTCCCAATATTCATTAACGTTAGGTTGTCCCAATATCAATACATCTTTATTTTGAGATATTTTGCCAGTTACCAAAACAAAGGAATTTTCTTTCACCGCAGTTACAATTGTTTTGTTACCATCAAATCCCCATCTAGTATTCCAATAAACAGTAACAGGAGTTTTTTCGGGATTAGAAATTATATTCCAAAGATTATCCGGCCCATTATCAAAAACTGCAATATCTTTGTAACCATCACCATTAAAATCACCACTCGTCAATTCACTACCACCTTTCCATAAATTGGTAATATCTTTAATAGTACCATCATCCATAACAACGTATGGGTCTAATAAATCGTAAATGATTTTTGTACCCACAACAGATTGATTATGACGCATAGTAATCATATCATATCTACCATTGTTATCAAAATCAATTAGAGCATTTTGGCTAATTTGCTTATATTTAGCCAGCGAATCATACAAAATTGTCAAATAAGGATATGTAGAAATCATTCTATTATCCTGCCATAAAACCTCCGTATCATTTGATACTGAAGGATTACTATTTACAATCGGAACTACATATTCTTTCTCACAACTCGTTAGTAGTATTAAAGTTACTATTACTGATAATATATTTTTCATTATAATATTTTTTAACTATACCTTCTATAAAATCTATACATTCGGAATCACCGCTGATAGAATCATATTTAGTATATCGTTTAACAAATGTTTCTATACCTACCTCATCCAATTCCTTTTGAATTTGTAGTATGCTACCCACATAACATTGATTGAATCCCATTATTTTCTTTAATTTATTTTACTTCCGTAATCATCAAACCCATCTTCTTCAGCATTATGCTGAGCCAAAGCATCATCAATGTATTCTTCTGGCAAATTAGCTACATAATTTTTAAAAGCTTTCTTCAAAGCTTCATTTGGTTTAGCATGCTCTGCTTCCCATTCATCAGCTCTATCTTCTTCAATGAAATTCATTCCTGCTTCTTTTACCCAATCTCTAAATCCATCTTTACTGAATCCCATAGCGATTGTAAGTGATTCGAATACTTCCATCAATTCATTTAAATCAATATCACTATGGTCGATTTCGATTGTAATCGTTTTATCGTAGTGTTTAGCAGTTACAATAGTTGGTTTATTAAAACCTGTTTTAAAATTTGTATAATCCATATTTTTCTATTTTAATCAAACCATTGAGTTCGGTTTGTTTTAATATTCTTAATTCCAGCATCTTTAAATTTTGGGTCACCACCCAACTTTTCAGCTGCCTTTGCTATATTTTCCATACGAGCTTCATCACCTTGCTTACCAATTTCTTTAGCTTTTCGTAACTCTTCAGTTGTAAGCGTATCGCCTTTAGTCCAAGCTGCGAAATGTTTTGTTTCGTATGAACCCAATGGACGAGTAAATTGTTTTAGATATGCCGCTTTTTGGTCTAAATAGCTAAAGAAATCAGCTTCATTTAATGCTGATAACTCTTCATCAGTTAGCTCCGAGTTTGGATTGTAAGTAACCATCGATATCAATATTAGGGTTTAATTTATAAACTAATTCACCATTGGCATCTACTGAATCTATATTCAATATACCATCCACTACCAAATCACTAAATACATTTTGGATACCTTCTCTATAATTGTTTTGAATGATTTCTTCAAATTGCTCATCATTCAAATACATATCATCGATTTGCTCCCAATTGTATTGCATTTGTTTTTCCAATTCTTGTCTTAACTTAAATCGGTCACAAAATATATACTCTTCGAAAAAATTGGAACGTTCCAATTGATTCATAATATTATCAGCCGTTTCAATTATTTCAGTTAGTATGTTCATCGGATTTGTTTTCGTTAAATAATCTAAATGCTTCCTCTTCTTCTTCCTTTGTAGGATGATATGTTGATTTGTAATACTCATCATCGTAAAACAAATCATCGGGAAATATAGAACCACTTGCCACACTTTCCCAAAATTCAATTTCTTCTTTAGCTCTTTGCTCAGCCCATTGTTGGAAATGATATTCATCATCCAAAAAATCAACGTTACTACCAGTCATTTGTTGCTGATATTCCATAAATAATTCTTTCATTCTACCCATAACTTTAGTATTTAAGTGTTAAAGATTGTTTTATATTATCCAACAATTCCAATTCATTTTGGAATACACTCTCATCAAATTCATCCCTCGCTTTTTCAATAGCTGAACGAACAATATCACTCAATATATCGTGGAACTTTGAAACACCACTATATTGTAATGTGAATTTGTGATTTGTAATTGTTACTTCGAATTCGGTTATTCGAATCCAATATTCTTTTTGCTTATTTACAATAAAGAATCGATGAGTCAAAGGCGCCATCTTAATATCAGATTGTGGATGTTTACACATTTCTTCTACGATATCAATGATACGCTGTTCTTTTTCGTTTGGTTTATACTTCCCTCTTATATTACTCATAATTGAGGAAAATAATGTTTCAGTTTGATTAACCATATGTTTAAGTTTTAACTTTTTATATTACAATATACGAAATTTTTTCCAATTAATCAAGTATTATTTTACTTATTTTCACCAACCCATTTGATTTAGCCACTATAGTCATAGTATCACCCTTCATATTATACATAGGTGCAATGACTGTATTAATACTACCATCTGCCGAGTTGTAACAAACGGGATTGATTGTAGGTACCTGAGCCGTTTTCATATTATATACTTTAATACTATCTACAATCTGCCAACCCAATCCTCTCCAAGTCCTACGATATATTGTACCAATCGTTTCACCTTGCTTCAGTGTCCAATAATGTGAACTTTCCCACTCCACCTTTTCTCTCGGATTATCTGGCACTCTACCATTGACTCTAATTGAGCCGGATATGGTTTGAATGTTTTGAGTTGATGTTGAATATAGCTTAAAATGAGAATACCCATTTCCATCAATTGGTAAACGGGTATCAATATTCATTTCAACGTTATTCGGAAATATATCATCCTTTGTACATCCTAACATAAACAATGTTAGAATATAAACTAATGCTATGGGTTTCATACTATTCAGTTTGAGTAGTTAATATTAATTCGAATTTATCAGCTGCTTTTTTATCCTGCTCTTTTAGTATTTCTAAAGCAACTTCATAACGTCCTACGATTGTTTGTTGAACAAATAATTCACTTTGTAATGAATCCAATGTTTCTGATTTGGCGATATCACCATTAGATGCCGCTGAATTGTTTACAACTTCGGATTTCATTTTGAGTTCTTTTATCTCATTGTTCTGCATATAGATTACACTTAACAATGCAATAGCTGTTCCCAATCGTAATAATGGATTTATAAACTTTTTCATAGTTGTTGTATTTTAACTAAAACTTCGGTTACATCTTTCTTTGAAAGATATCCCAATACATCATTTGTAATTGGGGTATCATATGTTAAACTACCATCATCCTTCAATACTGCTAATTCATATAATCCTTCTTTACCACCATAAGTAAATGGAGTACATACTACACTAGCGCCAAACCCATTTTCAAATTTAATGATAGCTTGAACACCATTATCGTGTCCAAAGTTTGGATGTGGTTTAAATTCTAAATCTTTAAATGTTTTCATTTTATTTAATATTAAAGCTCTTCAGCTATTCCTAAAATTTCAGCTATAATGAATAGCACACCGGCAATCCATATTTCAGATTTACAAAGTGCGATTCCGGCAGCAATTCGTAATGTAGATTTAACTACACTAATTCGAAAGTGCCAATTTGTTTTTGATTCTTTTATTTGCATTATGCTATGATTTTATTTGTGATTCGTAAAATTGTTGCTTCATCTTCTTTGGACAACCTCCAACTATTACCAATTAGTTTTCTAACATTGGTATCCCATTCATCAGAATTTTCATCATCGGGATGATTACCTATTTGCTTTGGGCAATATCCATCATCGTAAAGTTCATCAGCTAATTCCTGTTTTTCGTATGAAGATAAACTATATAGAATATCATCAATATCAATATCAATACTTGCCATAATTTTATATTTAAAGTTATTTTATCATTAATTAAAAAAACATAGAGCCCCACCAAAGGTGGGGTCTATGCGGCGGGGTGGGTGAGTTATGAGTTATGAGTTATGAGTAACCACCCCGTATATCATTACCAAACAATTTCATCTTTTTGCTCCTCAACTACATTCTCATACAATGTAGAATCGTTTTCAGCTCTCATATACTTTTGAACTAATTGTTTGATGTAAGTTCGTTCTGAATCCATACCACCATCTTGCGAATAAAGTGGGAAGATAGCAACCTCAGCGGCCTCAATGATATTGAAACCATCGTAAATCAATCCAGCCATCTCAACAGCGATACGAGTCGAAACTGCGGTAGTGATTTTACCAACATCGGATTTGATTTGGTCACGAGTGTGAGCGGCGATTTCAGCGATTGCTTTTAAATCTTCAGAGTTAGCTTCTGGATATAACATCGAAAGTAATTCGAATTCCTGCTCAGCGTTTAACACATCCACTTCGATAGTTACGAAACGGTCAATCAACGCACGGTCAAGAACACGTGTCGATGTAAATTCGTTACCGATGTTAGCAGTGGCGATAAAGGTAACACCTTCAGCTACTTTAACAATTGGAGAATCAACAGCCTCATCCAAACGTAAGTAACGTTGTCCGGCATCCAACACAGTCATTAAGATGTTCCATGCTTCAGGGTGTGAACGGGATAACTCATCCAATAACACAACCGAATAAGGAGTCTTAATTGCTTTAACGAAAGCGGATTCGTTGAAGTAAGTACCATCTGCTTTACTGAAGTGGGTATTACCAATTAACGATGCTCTCGGGTCCTGCGTTGCTCCTAGATTGAAATAGAAGAACGGACGATTAAGAGCTTCAACCAATGCTTTAGCCGCCATAGTTTTACCACTACCAGCGGGTCCGGTCATCATAATGTTTTTAGCTCTAACCGCTGAACGAAGTAAGTATTTCCACTTCAATTCAGTCATAATAAGATTTTTAGGTTTTAACTTAAATCCATCTTTGTGGATAAAGTCAATAACGGCTGTATGGTCGGTTGGATTTTCCACAACAGTCTCAGCCAATTCAGTATTGATTGGTTTAACTAATGCTTCGTTGTATTCATTGATATCAACCATACGGAAAGATTTTTTACCGGCTTTGTTAATGTGCCCACGAATAGCCGAATTAGATTTGTGAGCTTTTTTACGAAGAAACGATGTAACTAATGTTGAATCGGTTTCAACTTCACCATTGGTATTAACCAAATTAAAACGGCTACCAATGTTTTCAACTTTGTAGATTTCAGATGTGTAACCTACTAACACTTCATTTTTTAACTTACTCATAACTGTATATTTAAAAGGTTTATAACTAACTAACTCTCAATTGTTCCACAATATACGAAATTTTCCCGAATCCGCCAAATATTTTATTAATTATTTTCAAAAAAAATCAAAATATTTTCAGATATTAACCACAATAATAGGGCTGTAAACTCACAGAAACCCGGTAAATTTCGATTCAATTGTTCAAATAGGGTAACTACCTTCCCAATCATATTAGTATAATTTAAATACATAACTCATTGATTTATAATACAATATAACTGGCTGATAATCAACCAGTTATAAGGGTTTATTTTTTAAGGAATAATTCGTTCAAAGTCTTTGTAATTGGAACGATATTTTCGATATCGATAAATCGGCTATCTTCACCATACATACGTTTGAATTTACGTTTAGAGTTTTCACTATCGTAATCCGAAACGAAGTAAGCCATCATATTGATACCTTGCTCCTTCATTTTCTTAACCATTTTACGAGTGTGCTCAATAGCAACATCACCATAATAGTTAGTACCATCTTCACTAAAGTTAGGTTCACCATCACAAATGTTTAAGAAGTAAGAATCGATATCCTTTGTGGTTGGAACGAAGTGTTTCATAGTTGCTTCGTAACACAAACCTTCAGGCGTTGTACCATTAGCGTGAAGCGCTGGGAACAAACGTTTTACTTTATCGAACTTATCTACACGCGAATCATACGCCTGGCAGATGTAAGGTTTTCTACCCCAAATACCACGAATAGTTACCTGAACATTTAAGTTGGAAACCATCGAAGCTGCTTTACAAATAGCGATTGTAGTAGTTAATGCTCTATCCCAAGTTCTACCACTCATTGAACCACTACCATCTAAACTGATGTGTAAGTTAGCTTTCTTAAACTTATCAACATCTTTGGTGCTGAATACGTTTACATAATCATAACCAAGTCCGGCAATCAATCTACGGTCAATCTTACCACTTTTTTGACGAGGGTTATCGGTAACACGTTCTTCAGAACGAACAGCCAATCGTTTACCTAACAACGTACCTAATTGAATTCCCTTTCTTAAAGTTGCTTCATTGTAGTTAGAAAAACGAGCTTCTTCTTTACCCCAACCTCTCCACCAATCAGCGAATGGGAACGAAGGGTCTTTCATTAACTCTTCAGTCATTTTTTTAGAAACGATACATTGTGTACCACGTAAGAAACCCGAATCACCAATTTGCTCACCACCAACACTAACCATTTCAGTACCACTTTGCTCAACCGATTCAAGCATCTGGTCATCTTTCTTTGAGATAGCTTTCTTTTTGATTTTGTTATCAATGAAATCTTTTTGATTCTGAATCTTTTTGTTAAGTTGGCGTTTAACGTTATCAGATAATGATTGTTTAGCTTTACCTTCCGCATCATCTTTATCACCATCAGCCGTAGCGTTATCATCATCAGATTCAGTACCACCCATAGTAGGTTGTTCTTTCATAGAACCACCACCCATCGATGGCGATTGTTCATCGTTGAAAGCATCACTATCAGCATCGTTTTGTTCTTGCTCACTACCACCCTGTCCTTCAGTTTGTTGTGGTTCACCGTCCTTATCTTCACCACCACCTTGTCCGGCATCGGAAGGTGCTTGTGGAAGCGGGTCGATTGCTTTGGCGATAATCTCAGCGATTTGTTCAGCTACTAATAAACTATCAGAAGTTGATTTCAATCGGTTGATGTTTTTAAGGTCAATCAATGAATAAATCTTAACTAATCCTTTCAACTTTTTTAAATCAGTATTTGGGTTGGTAAGGTTGATAATACGGAACATATATGAAGCAATCGTTTCATCGGTATATTCATCCGAAACCAAACCTTTATCGATTACTTTATCATTGAAGTATTCATCGTATAAAGCACGATAGTAATCTCTATAACCTGGACACGTAGTGAAAATGAAATTATCAATACGTCTATCTTCTACATAGTTAGTAAGTGATTTAACTAAACCCCAAATCTCACCGCCAGCTGGATGATATCCTTTCGATTCAAATAAATCTCTCAAATATTGAGGAACTGAATACAAACTGAAAGTATCAAAGTTTGTTAGGTTAATGTGGGATGCTTCGTGCAATGCCAAACCAACAGCCACGTCGAATTTTTCTGGCTTAACTTCAGCCGATAATACAACGTGCTTACCATCGGTATAAGAATCACCTTTTTTGTAGAACTTAACCGGAATAGATTTGTTAGTAAGAATGTTTACGAAGTTAGCGATAGCTCTTCGATGAGCCGATAATCTTAACAACTCAACAGTTGAAGATTCTGAAGTAGATAACTTTTTTGTAACGAATTCACCTTTCGTATCATCGTAATACGATTCAGCGAACATGTCATCATCGTAATTACTCCATTCATCAGCCCAAAACGATGAAGCGTAACTAACTTTTGATTTTTTGTTGGAACTAAATTTAGATAGATAACTCATATATTACTCAATTTTGTTGTTTAACTCTCAATTACTCTGCAATATACGAAGAAATTTCGAGTTCGCCAAACAATTTGGTAATTATTTTTAAAATATTTTGTAAATAATTGAAAATCAATCAATTATACATAATATTTTTTTTATATGTGTAATTCATTGATTTTGAATCAAATACATCTGTCATCCATTTTGATGTATAATTTTCTTTATCGTGTAATAATGATAATAACAATTGCTTATTATGCTTTATTTTGGATTGAACTGAATCGGAATAGTAATAAGATTCATTTAGATTTGTAAAAAAATCATCATCCGATTCAAAATACATTTGAAATCCCAATTCTTTCAAAGCATTTTCATATAAATAATTTTTAGGTATTATATGAAATACGTTTTCGAATAAAATGGGAAATATGGTTTTGCCAGTTATAGATGAAAAATAATTAAAAACATCAAATTCATCATCAGATATTATTGGAGAACATGCTTCCGATATAATGTTAAACATAGATACTGAATGGGCTTTTATCAAATTTTCACGCTGCTTTGCTTGGTCTTGAATATTGAAATTTTCAGAATCTAATATTTTTTGATATGTTTCAAAGAATTTTATATCGATATTGTTTTGTTCAATAAATTTTATTTGTTGACTATGTTTATAAAATGGATTTAATTTTGATAATTTTTCCAAAGTCATTGGAATTTTACTATTAGCATCAAAATTGTGATAAGTTATTAAATTGGAATCAGAATTCAATAAATTAAATTCCCTTAATAACTGAATAACATAATCTTTATGAGGCGCTCTATTGTAAGTAAAGTATAATAATAATTTTTCTTTCTTATTTTTTTGCTTTATTTGTTCATTATTAATGAAGCAATTACTATAAGCATTTACAATAGTATTTTTTATAGGTACATATAATAATCTATCACTATTAATGAATTTTTTCAGATATTGTTCGTATCCAAATGTGAAATTAGAAAATAAAACATATTTACCTTCATTTATCAATTTAACAACTAAATCTTTTATTTTAACACTAAACCAATGTTCACTATAAGCAAATATGATAAATTTATATGGCTTAAAATATTCAAATAGAAGGTCGCATAATTCATCTGTTGGTTCATTATAAAATGAATCATGCAATACAATACATTCATTATTCAAAAATGTTATACCATTAAATGTATTTGATAATCGATAATGAGCTTCTAAATACTCTGTATTATAATGTGAAATCATCTGTTGCCGTAAATCCTTTAGCTTTTGGAACTGAATTTGTTTGTGGCTTATTACCAACAACTGTAATCTTCGTTTGTGGTTGCTGATTATTTTCTAATAGATTTTTAATATCTGTAAGCAAATTTATTAATTGTTGAAATTGTTCGTTTGTCATAATATATTGTATTCTTTGAATAGATTTTTATTCAATATTTTTTTAATTACTTCAAAGTTATTTGTAGGAATTATTTCATTTGAATTATAGCATTCAAATATAGATTCCATAACACATTCCGGTGTATATTCTGTTATATATTTTGAATTTGAAAACCAAAATCCAGCTTCATGCAATTCTTTTATATGCATTGGTGATGTTATCAATATCGTATTTGTATTGAATATTTCCATAAATGCACCCTTCATTATTTTTTCAGAAGTAAAATATGGTAAATCAAAAAACAAAGGAGCCATAGGGTTTTCATTTCTTCTATTGAAATGCGTTTCAGCTGTTATGAAATAATTGCAATTTGCAAAATCAAATGGTAAAGCTAAATGCTGATTTCTATATAATTGGGATAATTGAAACATACCTTGCGTTTTATAAGATAAAATTAAGGCATCTTGCTTTGTTGAAAAAAAATCAATATATCCGTTTCTCCAATGCCTATCTTCATTTTTTAATTTAGATGATGTTACACCATACATCCCAACTTTATAATCTTTTCTAAATGTATCTTTTATCAGATTATCGTAATGTATGTAGCACAATCCATTAAAATAATTAAAATAATGAATTGAAAAATCCATACTATAATTGTAATTTGAAAATTCCAAAAATTCTTTTATCCATGTGGAACTATACACACTTACGCCGGATTGCATTAATCTTTCCCAAATTTTATTGGTACTATGCATGGCTTCACCAAAATACCAAAAAACAAAATATTTTTTAGATGGGTTTAGATTTTCAAAAAAATTATCTAAATAGGAAAATGAATTATTACTATCTTGTAAAAGTAATTCAAATATATTTAATTCGATGATATCGTATTTATCATCATCATTCCGATTGGAATTTCTATCGTATATAAAAATATGGTCTTTGGTTTTAAACCACCAAAGACCATTATTTAAACTATCGGTTTCAATTATTTCATCCTTAAAGCAACCTTCAGCTATGAAATATGTGAATTCCAATGCTAATTTTATAACCATAATTTAGCTAATTTTATTCAGCTGGAGATGTTTCTGATGTAGCATCATCAACTATCCAATTGTCAGGTCTTGCTTCATATTTGTTTTCGGTGTTATTTTCTAACAACCAAGCAATAGCTTCATCGTGTGATAAACCCGTCATTCCTTCAATTGCCAAATCAGCATCAACTGTTAAGTCTACGATACAATATTTTTTTTCCATAATAATGTTTTTTTAGTTTATTAATCAATGATAAATATCAAATTTAAAATTTAAAACTCATTTTCAGTATGAACATTATTATCATCCCATGCATCTCTACCGGCTGATTTTGTTACTTCATTGTTTTCCCAATTTAAAAAATCCTCACCTTTGTAATCGGGATGATTTTTTTGCATATAATCAATACCTTCAACCCATCTCCAAGCTATTAAGCCAGAAAATAGTATAATGATTCCAATAACCAATAGTTGCTCCATATGTTTGTTTTTTTAGTTTAGTCCCACCAACCTCTCATATCAGAACCATTGAACCACTCATCCCACGCACTATTTTGTTCTTCTTTAGGTAAAGTTTTTAAATGCTTTTTGAAATCCAAATGTGATTGACCTTTGAAGATATTCCACAACTCTCTCCATTCTTTATCATCTATAACAGATGCTAATTTGAATACCTTTGTGTTATGTGCTCTCTCTTCTTTGGTTTCATTCTCAACCATTCTATATAAACCATCTTCGGTTGGTTCAAAATCAAATGGTTTTAAATATAATTGCCCCAACTCAAGTTCAGCTTGTGCTATATAATTATCATCCAAACGATTATCAATAAGTTTAATTGCTCTACGAATCTTATTCAACTTTTTAGTTCTACCGATTGGTTCTTCGATTCCTTTCTTTTGTAAATTCTTCTCCATAATAATAAGAGAACGTCTTAACATTTCTAATGTATAACGATAATCCCACCATTGATGCGAATACAACTCTTTGCGGAAACGCCAAATGTTACCAATGAAGTTTGGAATACCTCGTCTAATGAAATTCCACACTTTCCATAATTTAGTATCATACCAAACTAATCTTTCTACACTTTCAAAAAATGTATCTTTAAATTTTACATCCATAATTTTAATGTTTTGAACGGCCTCTACCTAATTTTTCTAAATCGGAATAAGAGCCACTGCTTTTTGTTTTTTTAATAAATTTACCCGTTGTTTCATTATAAGTTGGCGCTGTGATGAATTCATATATAATCCATATCCACAATATTGCCAATGTGATAATTACTATTTTCATATTAATCCTTTTTCATTATTCGATATCTACGATGTCTTTCTTCTTCACTCATATGATTATCATATGTGTGCCCAATATTAACTTTTATACACAATTCTGGCAATTTTTGGTTTCTAAAATAATTGTTTATATAACCTATAATATTTGCCGAACCAATTGGATTAGCTGAATGAACGTAGATTTGTGGTAATGGAATGCTTTTAGCTATTGATTCAGACACCAACCATTTAGCACAATCGTATCCCGTCTTTTCCTCTATTCTTTTATAATCCAATTCAAAGTTTGGTTTTGTATTGGTATAATATTCAATCATAGCACTTTCACCTAAATCGTGGTCTAATGAAATTACTTCATAATTTTCTAAACCATTTAATCTAATATGTGCTACAAATTCATCATAATTTTTAACAACTTCCCATTCTCCTTCTGTTGGTATTCGTACATCATCTAAATACAAATACATTTTTTTATTTCTATTCATCTATAAAATCTATTAATTCTCTATGTAAAAAATCATAATCAAATGTGATTGGTTTGTTTATTGGGTCATAACTTAAATCACACGTACATCCATTAAAAGCGTATCCCCATTTTGTTGGTTTATATCCATAACCTTCGTGAATGTGACCCGAAAAGTGTAATTGAGGATTAATATCATTTAACCTGTGATATAAATCAGCACATCCTACATTTTCATGTGTTCTCATAGTTTTATCACAATACCCATAAATTGGTCCGTGAGTAACTACAATATCGGTATCTTCGGGTATCTGATTCCACATTTGAACCGAATCATTTCCCCTATCTACATTGAATGCCCAATTATATCCAAAGGTTGCAGAATAAGGTGAACCCCAAATCTTAATATCCTCTAACATCACATAAGAGTTTTCCAAATAGAATACGTTTGGGTTTAAACTATCTAATAATTCATTTAACCATTCCGGCTTACCTTCCGATGGTATATGTTCTAATCCCTCGGTTTCCCATACTGAACGTCTACCATCAAAATAATCAATTTTATTTTGCATCAAAAATTCGGATTCAAAACTCATATCGTGATTTCCGGCAATGAAAATCTTATACATATAGTTATCAATTCCATTAAACCATTTAATGAAATCGGTTACTTCAGATTTTCTACCCAATGAAGATATATCACCGGAGTGAATAAGGATATCTCCGCCTGGCAATCTACCATTCAATTTTTTGTGTTTGTTGTGGGTATCACTAATATGTGTGATTCTCATTTTCATAACCTTCTTCTTTTTGTCCTACCAATTGATATGCATCATAAGTTGCTTCGATAGCAGTTTCTATTGCTTTATATATTTCTTCATCATATTCTGATAATGGATGTTCCAAACAATGCTCATGCAATGTAGATGCTAAAACATATAACCTATCCATCAATTCCAAATAATGGCCCGGATTAATTTCGGATTTAGATACCACTTGATTTTTCTTTATGAGTTTGAATATATTTTTTATAATCGATTTGCCTAACAGCCCCATCGTTTTCAGGAGTGCCATCGGAATCATCTATTAATATGGATATATTACCATCCATCTTAACACCGATTCCATAAAATCCAAAACCTTCACAAATCATTGGTTTAAAATGTCCTTTTGGAATCGTTGAAGCAATTTCTTCAATATCGAAATCCCAAGGGAACTCCGGGTCATATATTTCTGCCCATTGTTTACTGAACTCTGCCATAATATTCGTATTTATCCGTAAATATACGAAAAATTATCCGTATTTCCAAATAAAAAAACCCATAAATTATGGGTTTTAGGTTTTTTTCTTAAAAATCCCACGCTTTTGTTGTTCTTTGCGTGTTTTCTTCGCAATTCTCTTACGATTTTTGTTTATTCTTTCTCTGTTTGTCATAGTAAATTAGTTTATTATCTATAAGTATTTACTTATAAAAATAACTAATGCCAGACCATTTATTTTCTACAATATCTTTTATTTCAATTCTTTTACCATTGGTATATTTACCTGCTCTAATTTCAGCTATCAATTGTGGAACTCCCATATTATCTTCTGAAAGTGCTGTATCGTGAAATCCAACAATTCCACCCGGCTTTACTAATGGATAATATAATAAAAAATCACATAATACTGATTCATACGAATGATTACCATCTATGAATAAGAAGTCAATTTCTGAAACTTTTGAATATACATCTGCTATGTTTTTTTCATCATTTGAATATCCAACAAAGAATTGAGAACGACCATCATCCAATGTCCAATCACCATAAAACTTTTTCATATTACGGCCAAACTCCCTAATCCTTTCAAAGTTTTTTTCTATGGTAATAACTTTATCATATATTTGTCTCCAAAGAAAATGCGTACTACCGAAAAATCCTAATCCGATTTCTAAACATATTTTAGTATCGGATTTAAGTAATACATCTATAAATTTAGATAACTCTTCTTTGTTTTGTTGAATACCAACTTCTTCATTTAAGAAATTATTGTGTACTGCATAATATGGATTAAAATCTATTGGAACATATCCACCATTTCCTTTATCGGAAACCCAATCATCCAATTGAAACAATATTTTTTCGGCTGTCTTATTCATTAACTGATTAAATTAAAATGGCTGTAGCGGAGGGATTCGAACCACTCAAATGGAGATTCAGTTAGTAACACATTCCGGCCGGAAAGGTGGTCTACCCCTATATCACTAACCTATTTCTTTATCCACACCCCCGAGACAGGAGGGCACGTCTGCCAATTTCGTCACACTACAATGTGCAGAGAGTGAGGGATTCGAACCCCCGTTACCTTTCAGTAAAACAGTTTTCAAGACTGCCGCCATCAACCTCTCGGCCAACTCTCTATTTATTAATTAAAAGATTAATTTCATTAACCTTATCAGAGTATATATAATCAAATAATTTATTTTTATTATTTTTTGCTTTTTTAACTGCTAAATTATATAAATTATCAAATTCATCATCTGAACAATTTTTCATAAATCTACAAAAATTTTTGTAATTTTCATAATTTATACCTTCAAATTCTTCATTCAATGTATAATAACCTTTATTTTTCAGTTCTTTTACTAAAAAATCATTTGCATTTACATAGAATGGAGTACTATACATCAATCCTTTTGTTGTTTTTTCACTTAAAAAGTACACCATATCATATGTGTAATCTAAAGTCTCTAAAACTAAATTAAATTTACATTTGTTATAATCTAATGGATTCGAAAAATGTATAGATGCCGGATTTGCTTCAAAGTGAAAATAATCATTTTCATTGAAAGCTTTTTTGTGAAATCTATCTATATTTTCAAATTCTTTTACAGAATTAATTCTACCGATTCTATCTTGAGCTTTAGTATATACAAACACTTTATTCAATCTTTCGGTATTAATATTTAAATAGTAATCATTTGTAAAATTAAATCCAACTTTAATTGCTCCAAATAATAAACCATAATTGATATCAAAAAAGAATTTATCTAAATTTTTATATTCCCATTGAAACCATTTAGAGTCATCAATTGTTTTTGATGATGAAAAAAAGTATTTTAAATTTTTATATTCGTAAATACTATATGGATTATTATCCGATATAAATTCGCCTGGGTTATACATTATGGAGTAATCAAAATTTGAAAAATCCATTTTACGTTCTAAATGATTTATTATAAATTCATCAGTTCCACTATCGGTAAATACATAATGCACATAATTTTCTTTTGAAAGAGAATTAAGAGTTAAAAATAATTTCTGATTATTGAATATATTTTTTATAAACAATAAATAAAAATCATAATCATTTGCATAATATATTACATATTCATCATTATCATTAATTTTTGTTTTATTTTTACATATATTGTATATAAAAAAAGATGCCGAATCTTTTAATCCACAACAAATAATTTTTTTATTAATGATATCCATTGATTTATAATATTCTTCTACTATTTCTTCTTCTAGCTTCTTCAGCTTCCTTATACCAACGAATCCAAGTTAATGAAATATCGATAGGAGCTAATACCCAAGCCATCATCATAACCATAATTGTATCCAATTCAGGTGAGTTGCCAGTTGGTCCTTCATCGTAACGATGTTTATACTTTCGAAAAAGCTGGAACATACAATAAATGATACAAATTACATAATACGTTATAAACATAACTTTTGTTTTTAGTGGTTAATAGATTTGAGTTTGTGAGGTTGAATCCAATTAAAAAGGTTATTCAGGTTTCAATGAGTTTTGATTATATTGACTTGCCGACAAGAGACCCTAATATTGTTGAAATTTGTTAATTATTCATTATCTTATTCGTTCATCCGCTATTTTGGCATCATAGTAGAATTGTAAGAATAAACTAATCAATCAGTTTCAAACCCCACTCACTCAATATTTTTAAATTTGAGTATTGGAGTTATGAATATCTAATTCATTCTGCAATGCCTCAACTCTATCTTGTAGTTTTGAAACAATTGCTTCAATTTCTACAATATTTAATTCTACTTCTTTTACTGAAACGACACTTCCGTATCTTTCATTAATTTTACCTTCTTCCGTTGGAACTTTTTTCAATTCCTTAATCATCCCTTTCAATTCTGCCAATGCGAAGATTTTATCATACACCGGTTGGTTTGCTTTATGGATTTGTGCTTTCAATTCTACCAACTCATTTGATAGAGTATGGATTCTGTCTAAAGTAGCACTCATAGAATATCTACGAGGATTACCTTCTTCAATTGAGTTATACTTTTTCAAAATCTCAAATTGAGCTTTCAAATCAGTAACCAATTTGTTCTTTTGTTTTAATGCTTGTTTTACATTCATTGTTTTAAATTTTATTGTTTGTTATACAAATATAGTACAATTATTTCAAATTACCAAATTTATTTTATTTTGTTATCATACAAATTTTGTAATCGATTTATATGTTGATATATTTCATATCTAACTGCATCTTTTAATTCTTCATTTTGAATCAAAACGCCACCCTTATCTTTCCAACCCCAATACCAACCACCTTCAGTATTTTGTGATTTAGCTGATATAGAATAATCAATAGTTATGGTAGGTTCATCGGTATGTAGATACTTTTCATCATTCCAACGAATTGTAGCCCATATACCAACTGTCCCACCATCTCTATATGTATCTATATTGTGAATTAAAATTACACTCATATATTTATTTTAATGTGAATCACCTACATTGTGTTTTTCAGCGAAGATTAAATAATCAGGGTTGATTACCTTTGCTATTTTCTCTCTACCTTTAGATTGATGTTTGATTACAATACCTTCTTCTGGCACTTTAGTACCTTTGATGTAGTTATTGAATACATACTTATCTTGCACTTCTTGTGACCATCTACCATAATATAATTGCTCCACATATGGTAATTCCAAAATGTGTTCGATTAACAACTTTGAATTGATTGGGTCTAAATACTCACCTTCCTCTTTTACATCGAATCCTACGAACTCAATCTCTTTTAACCCATAATCATATCCCTTTTGAATTCCAGCTCCGTAAATCTCACCATATAAGGTAATGCCATCACCAATTTCAGGCTCCATCGCATCACTCTTAACATAATCCCACAACTTTTGTTTGATGTTATATTTCTTTTCGATTTCATACCAAACATTAGTATCATAGAATCCATTAGAGTCTGAACCTTTCTCTACATTATGTGAACCAACTACGAATTCATATTCAATCCATTTGTCTGCTAATCCAATGAACTTTCTAATTTTATCCCATAATGATAATTTGTTTTTCTTAACAATACCATAACGGGCATTAGTTCCGTGAATCTTACGAGTGATTTCAACTGTGTCCTCTTCGGTAAACATTCCCGGCACATTCTTTAAGTTAGGGAATTTGTAATAGACATGGAAGTTTGGATTGTCTTGATAACGAATCTTTCTACCTCCTGCTAATTGAACCATTTTAACAGGTGGTTCATATTTGAAGATTCCTAAATGAGCCATCATATCATCACCTTCATTACAAAAATATCCAATTCCTTTTGCAAAGAATTTTTTCATTTGTGGTAAACTATCTAATGAAATGATTAAACATTCCGAATATACTCCTCTCAACTTTACAGTTCGAACTCTACCCCCATTTCTCAAATAATTAGTAACACCCAATTCATCCGATAATGTTTGTGGAATAACTGCATCTGTCGTTGTACATACTACCAATTCACCTACTTTATGTGCTCCTTTTTTAACAATACAATTCCAACCACCAATAGTTGCTAATTGAATATTATCAGCACCTTCAATTGGTTTGATTTCTTTAATTCTTGCTACATAGCAAACTGAATTATTATTTTCCATTTCTTTTAAAGTTTAATACTGAATCTATCTTTCATTTGTTCTAACTTTTCTTTTGGAACTCCATGTTGATTTACACCACCATGTCTATTCTCTACAATCAAAGAGAATACTTTGTATCCATATTTTTCAGCTAATTTGAAATAATCTTCCATTTCCCATTCTTGTGTGAATGTATTAGATACTACGATGTTTGTATAGAATTGTGCATTTGCTTGATTATCTTGCATAAAGGTTTCAACTCTAAACTTACACCAATTGTGTGCTTTTGGTAAATCTCTTGCATTGAATTTGTATTCGCCAGTTTCTTCATCAACAAAATACATATCTGCTTCACAAATAACATATTCACTCCACATTGCTTCAGCAAATGTAGATTTACCAGCTCCTGGCAATCCTCTTAATAATATTAAATTTTTTGGTAACATATTATCTATAATTTTCTACAATTTCGTGATGGTCAAACTCAAACATACTTTTGATTGGTTGCTTGTCCATCAAACTTAATACAGTTCTCATTTCAATTGGATACAATGCGTTACCATCACATCCCACATCCATCATCTTACCCACACCAATTCTTTTATTGGGTGTAAAGTGAACGTGTCCATGTAAGTGAATTGCACCTCTTGCCATATTATCCCAACTTGCAATTGGAAAGTGCATTAATGCAAATCGTTGTTCACCGGCAAAGTGTGTTCCCACATTCCATTTAACATTTAAGTTTAGGTATTTATTTACTGAACTGAATAAAGATTGACAATTTTCTCTATTATTTTCAATGTGATGGTCGTGGTTACCTGTAATGATGTGAATGTTTTTACAAAAGATTTGATTTCTGAATATTTCAATTTGTTCAAATCCACCAAAACTCCAATCACCTAAATGAAATAGAATATCATCTTGTCCTACAAACTCGTTGATATTAGCAACTAAATGAGCATTCATTTGTTCTAATGACTTGAATTCTCTACAAGTTACGGGGTCTGTCCACTTTGTTGTGGCAGAACAAATATTAGCATGGTTGTAGTGGGTATCACTGGTGAACCATAATTTCTGTCCTTTATTTAATGTTAGTTTCATTTTAAAAAACTTATTATTTTTTCTTTAATTCCACTTTGTTTGATTCCTTCTCTACTCGATGGAGTCAATACAAAGTTATCCAAACCCCAATCGTAATTGTATTCCATACTATAATGCATCTGAACTTTTCCCATATTCAAATCATCAATAGATACCCAATGTGTAATTTCTGGGTGGTCTACCAAATATTGTTTGATTTCTATTGAACGGGTTTGTTCTAAATCCATTTCTCTATTCCACGGAAACCCAGCAGGATATTCTTTAGCATAATGAGTACATTCACCCAAATTCTTTGTGAATGCTATGGGTTTCTTTTTGATGCCCTGTGATTCATAATATTCACCCATCTCATCAACAGTGGCCCATCTTTTCCAATCAGAAGAGATAATAATTTCAGCATCAGTTTCTTCCAATATTTCATTTAATATCTTAATTGCTTTCTTATTAAAATTATCAAATCGAGATAGAACTGGCAAAGATGCTACCGATTGTGATAACTTTCTACCTGCTTCTCTTTGTTTCTTAAATCTACCACCCCATTCGGTTGCTAAACATATAACACCATCGTGGTCTAAAAATATTACTTTCATAACTTTCATTTTATTAAATTGTTACCCGAGCTGGATTCGAACCAACCCTAAATGCACCAAAAACATTTGTGCTACCGCTACACCATCGGGCAATTTTGAGCAGATAGTCAGAATCGAACTGACATCTCAGGCTTGGAAGGCTAGAGTAATAACCATTATACGATATCTGCATTTGTAGGTGGGACTAACCTACTTCAAATGTGTACACCATTCATTATACCGTCCTTTTGTGGGCCAGTCTGGGCTCGAACCAGAGACCTACTGATTATGAGTCAGTTGCTCTAACCAACTGAGCTACAAGCCCGAATATCGTTTATACTAACGATAATTCAATGTATCGTTTATATCAACGATAGTGGAGATAGAGGGATTCGAACCCACGACCCTCTGCGTGCAAGGCAGATGCTCTAGCCAACTGAGCTATATCCCCCATTGTACCTCGGGCCGGAGTCGAACCGGCACGGACGTTTTCTGTCCAAAGGATTTTAAGTCCTTCGTGGCTACCAATTACACCACCGAGGCAACTATTAGATTTTTCTTACTACAACTCCAACTAGCTTTGTATGTTTATCGGTTTCATTAATAAGAATATCTATTTTATTTCTGAATCTACTATTCATTAAATCTCTCACATACCAAACTCCACTATACTTTCCGGCATTTTCTAATACAACCTTTTCACCCCATTTAAAATGCCTTTTCAAATCTCTACTAACTGCTATAATTCTATGTTTCTTTGGATTCCTCATATTGATTTCAAATCCACTAGCGGTTACATTTGGTGTTGAATCACATTGTTGTTCAACTGCGTTATAAGTTGTTAAGGTTACTTTTCTTTTGAAATCTTTTTTAATTTTCTTTTCAGATTTACTTTCAAAATTACTATTAACTTCTTCTACTTCAGTTTGCTCCACTTCTTCCACTTTTGGTAAATGTGTATCTATAATGTATAGAATAAAAAAAAGTGTAACATAAGTAATAAATACATTTTTCATAACTTTTAAGTTTTAGTGACAATTAATAGTGATTCGGAAAGGATTCGAACCTTTGACCTACTGCTTAGAAGGCAGTTGCTCTATCCAACTGAGCTACCGAACCATATGCGGGATGTACGGGATTCGAACCCGTGACCTCCACCGTGACAGGGTGGCATTGTAACCAACTCTACTAACATCCCAATTGAGCCTCCGGTCGGATTCGAACCAACGACCACCTGATTACAAATCAGGAGCTCTGGCCAGCTGAGCTACGGAGGCAATTGTACTCGGTACGGGATTCGAACCCGTGCTACATCCGTGAAAGGGATGCGACCTAACCTCTAGTCGAACCGAGCGTTTACATATTATCCATTATTTCAAAGAACATTACAAATATACGAAAACTTTTCCATATATCCTAATTCTATTTTACATTTTTTTAAAGTGTATGTTCACTTCATTTTTCGGGCATCCACCAATTGAGTTATATTTCCAATCAATATCATATCCGTTTTTATCAAAGAAAGCAACAAATTCAGAAAATGATGGCTGATTATCATATAATTTCCATTCAGTATCTTCCGAAAGACTTTCACATATTCCTTCTTTAACTATTCCAATCTTATTTCCAAACCCATTCAATACATCTAAATCACTTCCTTGCGTATCTATTGAAACAAACTCTATTTCATCAATACCAATTTCTTCAATAAAGGTATCCATTCTAACACATTCTACTTCAATTTTGTTCATTTCACCCATAGTTGGTCCATTACCCCAATCCATTAAACTAGAACAACTATCCAAAGAACATATATTAAATGGAACTAATCCATTAATGTTTGAAACAGCTTTTTCAAAGATAATATAATTTTTTGGTATTTCAAACTTATTGTAATTGGATTTTACGATTTCTGAATTTGGTTCAAAAGCGTAAACAACTAATGATTCATCAGCTTTTGCTTCTTCCAAAAATTCCATCGATACGTGTAATCCAATTACAATTTTTATTCTCATACCTTTACTAAATGGTCGGCACAATATGTTGCAATTGGGCCTAATGATTTGTATCTAACTTTATAACCCATACCTTCAACCATACCAACAGCTTGTCTGAACACTTCGTTTGATTTGAATTTAGGGTCTGGATTAATATCAATATCAATCCATCTCACTTTTGGTAATCCAGCTTCTTTCATTGCTTCAGCAACTTCAACTGAATACCAAACTTCATTTAATAAACGAGTAGAACGAGTCCATTCCCTTTTAGTTGTCCACTTATTAAATAAAACATGTGCTCCTTTTCCAACATCATATAAAGCAACTACAATAGCATATATGGTTTTATCTGAAAAGTTTTGTGAATCGCAACCAATTAGTATTTCTGCGTTTGGTTTTGTTTCCAACCATTCACCAACATAATTCATCAAATCAACTTTCTGTCCATCGTGTAGCCGTTTGTATTCCATAGCTGTTTTATTTTATATATAAACAATTTCGTTTTTGTGTCCATAGAAAGATTCGAACTTTCACAAACTGGGTTCTAAAGCCAGTGCGGTTACCAATTACGCCATACGGACATTTTCAGTAGAGAGTGAGGGGCTCGAACCCTCGCGACTTTAACATCCTAACGATTTAGCAAACCGTCCCCTTCACCAACTTGGGTAACTCTCTATTTGGGGTGAATAATGGGATTCGAACCCATACTAACAGAACCACAATCTGTCGTGCTACCCTTACACAATAAACACCATATGTTGCGTGTATGAGGTTCGAACTCATTTGGCCATCCTTATGAGAGATAGC